AGCTGGCCTACACGATCGATCCGCCGTGCTGGATCAGCTACAGCGGCAAGGGCATCAACTTCAAATCTGCGATGGAGCATCGCCGGAAGAAGTCGCTGGCCGAGGCGCAGAAGCAGATCGACCAAGTCAAAGCGCGTAGGTGCAGGGCAAAGCGTGACGCCGTTCTGCACCTCCCGCATCCCGACCTTCTCGCCGCCACCGTCTCGTGTACCGGCACCGAGATCACCATCCAGTGCGACGATCACGATGTGAAAGATCGTCTCATGGATTTTCTAACTGGAAACTGAGGAGAAGCGAAGCGTGAATATCAATGGAATCCCCGTCATCGGCTGGATCATCTCGGCCGCGGTAGCTGCCAGCATGGCGCTGCCGTTCTGGCTGATCTGGACCGTCTTCGGGATCGGCGAGACGTTCTTCTACTGGCTGCCGGCTGCCTATCTCAGACCCGGCTTCTGGTCGCTGATCGGCCTCTTCATCGCCGTCTCGATCATCAAGTCGGTCTTCATCCCGAAGGTCGTCTCGGTAAGCCAGACGAACAACGCCAGCTGATCCCATGATCAAGACCATCTTGGCGCTCTTCCGCATCAGGAAACTGATGCGGATTGAGGATGCGGCGAACCAGGTGATCGCAGATGTCGAAGCGTACAATCGACGCCTGAACGGCACGCCGCCGACCTACAACGACTCCAAGCCTCCGGATGGAGACGACTACAACGAGCTGCTAGACATCATCGACCAGCTCAAGCGTTCTTGACCGCTAGGTCGATACGACGCTTGCGTTCCGCCCTCACCTTGTCGAGCATCTCGGCATGGGTGAAGTGCGGGACGCCAGTCTTGTCCGTAGCGAGGCGCAGGATTTGCTGAGCGTACTCTGGGGTCACGTCAAACCAGTCGCCAGTGAGCCTGCGCTTCGCCTTGTCGAGGATCGCAGTCGCTTCGCCCAGCAGCCGGACCGCGGTGATGTCGCCCGGTGTCCACACCACATCGTGGACCTGGAGTTCCTTCCAGCAGCCCGGCTGCAGCTCGGTCAGCTTCTCCTTGAGCTTTCGAGCCCAGCTAATTCGTAGCGGCCGGCCCCCGATGGGGCCGACCGCATAGACACAAGCGTAACCGAGTTCCAAAAAGATGGCACGTTCCGGCTTCGAATGGAGCCAAGGGAGGCCTGAGATAATCTCGGTTTTCTGCATGTCGGCAATCACTTAGCAGAAAATTTGCATTCGTGCAAATTTAGGCTTGCAGTTCCTGCAAACGCCCCCTATTCGAGAGACACCCCACCATGGAGGTTTTGATGAGCATCGAAGACAGAGCCCTATCGGCTGCCGCCCTGAAGATCACGTCCGGTGAGCACCGCGCGCTCCTGGAGATCCGCGAGCTGTTCGCCAAGGGCACGTTCAAGCACGACCCGGACAGCGAAGCCGATCACCCGGACGGCTTTAACATGAACTTCGCCGAGAAAGAGACCAAGTGCGGCACGAGCTGCTGCATCGGCGGATGGGTCTGGCACGCAATGAGCCGGCACCGCACAACGATCAGCCCGACTGCGGGTCACTACGTCGGCAAGGGACATGCGGACACGCTCAAGCAGCTCTACTATCCAGATCTCGAACAGATCGACGACATGTCCTACGACGACATCACGCCGAGCGCCGCACTCGTAGCGATCGACCAATTCCTGACGACCGGCGAGGTCGACTGGTCCGTCGCCTGCGGCCTCGACCAATCGGTCGACCTCACGGCATAGCCATGCCTTCTCGCTTGCTTGAATGCAAGTGATGCAAATACCCCCGTTCTGATCAGCGCGCCGCCCTCACGACGGGGGTGAAGTTTCGAACCCGGCACGCAACCCCAAAGGAGCACTTATGGATCCCACCGCAAACGACCCGTTCCGCTACCGCGACGTGGCCGACCAGCTGACGCAGCAGGAGCAGCCCGCTCCCGCCGTGTTCGCCCAGGCCCCGATCGCAGCCACCGAGCAGCTCAGCCAGGCTGTCGTCACCGAAACGTCGGTGATCGAGGTTCCGGCCGCGGCTCCCGAAGCGCCGCTCGTCGGCGAGATCATCCCGCCGGCACCCGAGACGCCGCCCAGCATCCCGCTGTACCCGATCGGTCTGATCGACTTCAACCAGCCGATCGTCGTCGTCGACAGCGGCGAATACGCTGACGACCTGGAGCCCTACGACAGCGTCCAGATCGTCACGACCCTGAAGGGCAGCTTGCACCCGATCGCGATCAGCTTCTGGAAGGACGGCGAGCAGTGTCTCGCGCAGTTCGACACGGACGGCGCATCGGTCTGCGGCGACTTCAAGGTCGAGCAGGACCTGATCTATCCGGTCACCCGCTTCGTGGTCATCGGCCGCAAGGGTCGTAGCCTGGTCGTCGACGAGGAGCTGTACGCCTCCAAGGATGCGGCCATCGCCGAGACCGATCTCAACGACATCGCGGCGGTCCTGCCGGTCGTGATCGAGGCGCCGCAGGTCGCGGTTGAGGAGCCGGCGCCGCTCGTGCCGGCCCCGCAACTGACCGAAGCGCTCGACAGCAACGGCAGCATCGAGGCGGAAGAGCATGACGACGAAGGCCCCGCGCCCGCTGTCGTCGACGCTCCGCCGACCGAGATGTACGTCGCCAGCCGGATGCGCCGCGTCGGCGAGACGGTCCACGCCTACCGCAACGGCTTCGGCACCCGCGCCTGCACGGTCATCAAGCTGCGTCGCGACAGCCGCAAGTCGCTGCTGCTCGATCCGAAGGACGGCAACGAGCCGTACTGGGCGCTGAACAAGAACGTCCGCTACTGAGCCTGCAACAAAGCGGCCCGTCTCCTTCCGGGGACGGGTTCGCCCTCTCATGGAGAAGATCATGCCGAGACGATTGGGTGACGATGCTCAGGTCAAGGATGCCTTCCGCGCCTTCGAGGCATCGCGTCTCCTGATTAATCTGATCTGCGAAGCGCCCGGCCATGTGCCCAAGGAATTTCAACCGATCGTCGAGCTGGCGCTGCAAGCGTACGGCCTGCCTCACGACTTTCCGGAACGTGTTCTCGTCAACGAACTCAACGCAGACCAGGAGCAGCACCATGACTGAACCGAGATCGAAAGTCCGCATCGTCAGCGAAGCAGAGTTTGCCTCTGAGCTGCGCATTGCGCTGCAAGAGCACAACGTCGACAGCATCGGCGCAGTCACTGGCCCAGGCCGGTCCGGAGCAATCGCCGCGGTCTACACCTCGCACATGCTGCACATCCCGTTCATCCCTTTCGGGCAGCTTTGCCCCGAAAAGTTCCGGCTTCTGATCATCGACACCGCCCGGGAAAGCGGCCGGACGCTCCGCAAGGCGGCGCGCTGGTACCGCAAGGCGAACCCGATCGTGATCGCCGTCTACGAAGAGCCGCCGCGCGTGGCCTTCTGGTACGAGGCGCCGAAGCCGCAGTTCTACCGTCACGAAATCCCGAAACTGCAGGAGGCGGCATGACCGAACCAGTGTTCGATAACAACCAGTCCGCAGACGAGGGCTGGTGCATCTCCGAGTGCTTCGGCAGCGCGAATGGTCCGTGGCAGCTTCAGAAGTGCGACGAACAGGACGTCTTCAAGACCGACATCGAAGCGTGGAGGTTCGTCGTCGACTGCGCCGAAGCCGGCAGCGAATACCACAAGCAGGCACTCCAATTCCTGAAGGACCATAATCGGACAGAGCACGATTGCATCGTCGACACCATCAAACGGAGGGCGATCGCATGATGATGCTGAGGCGCCGAAGGTGGCGGCACCCCTGCGATAAGGGGTCGCCGGCACAGCGCAAGCTGGGGGCTGCGTTCCGCTTCCTGATGGAAAACAGCACATGGAAGCGACATCCGAAGCCATTCGCGAAGACACAGCGCGGCCGGGCTCGCAGGAGCGAGCGCCGGTTCGTCGACGAGAACAAGCGAGCATTTGCGTGAGCAGATTTTCCAACACCTGGTCCGATGCAGAAGATCAGGTCATTCGCGACAACAGACGGCTGCCGGCGAAGGAAATCGCCGAGCTGCTGCCAGGTCGTTCCGTCAGAGCAATCGCGACGCGGAGTCGCCGAATTGGCGTCTTCAAGGTGTGGGATCGCAATGAGAAGACGATCCTGTTCGACAACTCGAACATGACAGCGAGGCAACTTCAGCGCCTACTGCCTGGCCGCTCAATCAAGAGCATCCAAACCCAACGGAGTGCGATGGGATTGAAACCCGTCTTTCGAAAGCCGGAGAAGTCGAAGCGCAAGCTCAAGCGCACTGGCAATCCGGTGATCGATGCCGTCATCGAACGGTGCGAGGAAGACAGGATCGGGTTGAAGACGCTCGATCGAGAAATCGGTGGCCGATACTTCCAGCATTCCCCCACTGATCCGAAGGGGTTGGAGTGGATTGCTAAGGCCGTCGCCTTCTTCGGCGGCAAAGGTCTGCTGATCGACGAGAACGCCAACATCACTATCGACTGGCACGACGAATAAATAGGAGCGGAAATGTCAGAGATATCCGAGGAACAAGCCGGCAAGCCTGTGCTCTGCGCCAGGCTGAACGGCAACACGCTCCGGGCGAAGTGGCCCGGCAAACGCTGGCATGGCCAATACAAGAACATCGACGCGGTCTGCGACGCAGCTCACGAAGATGGCCTTGCAACATTCATCATCGACTACGTGGACAAGGAGGATTGAACCAGGAGAGCCGGCCAACGCGGTGAGCCGGCGACTACATCTGAACTCGAACTGAAAGCCTCACATTGCAAAGACCTCTGACTATCGGGCGGGTAGATAAGAGTACAAAAACAGGCGTCAAAAATGATCGTTCTCAAATGCGGCGAGGCCGTCATCTGGCTTCGTCTTTTTAATTCGAGGGATAGACCTGCAGCACATTCCCCGTTTTGGGGCTGACTTTTCACTTGCTCTTTTGCTTGCTTGAATGCAAACAGAGCTAGTCGCGGTTCGCGGGACCAATTCGGGTTCCAAGGACCACATCACGGATAGCCATGCCTGCCGGCATGCTTGAATGCAAACGGAGCAAACGATGTTCTACCTTGTCAGGTTGGACCGCGACGCCGACAGCAACCTCGTCGAGACGCCGCTGCCCGACTACGGCACCTTCGATAAGGGCGCCGACGCAGCCAAGGCCTCGAAGGCCGCCGCTGCACAGACTGGCGCCAAGGTTCAGTGCCGGCGCATCGCTCAGGCCGGAGACTGGCGAGCCGCCATACAGAAGCGGCTCGAGTCCGGAGAATTGACCCGGCTTCCCAGCAAGTGGGACCTGGAGCCGATCGCCGATCACTTCGCCCATCTGTGGGCCAACGATCCCAGCAAGATCGCTTACATCGAGAGCGAAGACCACGGGATCATCCAGAAGCTGACGGCGACGACGCCGGGCCGCTACATCACCGCCTATTACGAAGGCGGAGTCCAGGGCAGCACGGACATCACCGACGCCAAGCGTCGCACGCTGATCGCTGCGATCGACCCCAGCGGCGAGGTCTACTACGCCAGGACGCCGGAGGAGATCGAGTACGTCTACAAGAATGGTCCCGACTCCTGCATGGACGGAGACCACCAGTTCAAAGGTCTGCCGATGTGGCCGACCGGGCCCTATGGCGCTGGCGATCTGGCTGTCGCCTACACCAAGAACAGCCGGGGTCGTATCCAGTCGCGAGCCCTGTGCTGGCCTGAGAAGAAGGTTCACGGCCGATGCTATGGCGCCGTCGAGTCGATGCGAGCCACCTTGGCCGCGGAAGGCTTCACCGATCTGCGCGAAGGCACAGGCGGCAAGGTCAAACCGTTCATCGGCGCTCGTCTGCTCAAGGTCCCGCATGGCGACGCTTTCGTCATGCCCTACTTCGACGACATCAACGTCGCAGTTGATAGGGGCGACCACTTCGTCACGGTCGAGAACCGCCAGGACACTGATCACTACGTGACCAGCTCATCGAGCGGCCTGTCTTACATCCAGGCCCTATGCCCCAAGGCGAAGGTCGTCGTGCAGGTCCGCGAGATGCGGTACGTGCATGGCGCTGACGAACTTTGGTCCTCGTCTGCGATCCAGCGCCTCGCCTTCACCTGTGATGGCAGCGGGAAGATCTGGCCCAAGACCGACACCGTCATCCTCGGCGATGGTCAGCGCTGGTCGCAGGAATACTTCGACGAGCACGGCGGCACCTGCTCCGTGAACGGGCAGCACTGGCCCAAGTCCGAGCTGATCGAGAAGAAGCCCGGCAAGTGGGTCCATCGCCTCAACGCTGACTACGAAGAGGTCGACCTGGAGCCGAAGGAGTCGCCGAAGAAGAAGCCGCGCAGCCGGTCGAAGAAGATCGTCGGCATCGACCCGGCTTCGGGGCCCGATCACACAGCCATCACGACCCTTCGCGGCAACACCGCGGACGGCTTCATCGTCGACGAGGTCCAGCTGCTCGATCCGAACCAGCCGACCGTGACCGACCTACTCCTCAATCGCCGCCGCCGGGCTGCCTAAGGGATACCAATGTCTGACATCGAAACCATCATCTCCATGCTCTCCCATCGGCGTCCGGCTGGTTCGGCCTCCGAGATGGCGTTCATCAAGAAGTTCATCATCCCGCTCGGCGCGAAGATGGACAAGCACGGCAACTGGCGGCTGACGATCGGTGACAAGCCGACCATGCTGTGGTCGTCGCACACCGACAGCGTTCATTGCTCCGATGGCTATCAGAAGGTGGACTACGACGGGAAGTTCATCTCGCTGCCGGCTAACTCCAAGTCCAGCTGCCTCGGCGCTGATTGCGCTGCTGGCGTCTGGATCATGTCGGAGATGATCAAGGCCAAGGTGCCCGGCCTGTACATGTTCCACTTCGCGGAAGAGATCGGGTGCATCGGCTCTCACGCCATCGTCGACAAGGAGCCGGGTCTGCTCAAGGGCATTCAGGCTGCCGTCGCCTTCGATCGCCGCGGCACCGCGGAGGTCATCACCCATCAAGGCGTGCGGACAGCATCGGATGCGTTCGCCAGGTCGATGGCATCGCAACTGCCGGCCCGGTTCAAACCGTCCGACAAGGGCATGCTGACAGACACCAAGCACTACCGCGGCCTGGTGCCGGAATGCACCAACCTGTCGGTCGGCTACTACAACGAGCACCGTCCGCACGAGGCGCTCGACACCCACCATCTGATCGAGCTGCGCAACCACATGGTCAACTTCGATCAGTCAAAGGTGGTGATCGAACGCGACCCTTTAGTGCCGGATCGGAAGAAGCTGACCATGAAGGACATTGGCAAGTCTTCTTTCGGAGGCGTTCGCTACCGCCGCGAGGAGACCCTGCGTGATCTCGTCTGGCACCACGCCGACAAGGTCGCTGCGTTCCTGGAGAACAAGGGTGTCACCTTCGACCAGCTCCGCGATGCGATCTACGGCCCCCGTCAACCGGTGAAGGAGCAGCCCAGCCTCGGCAGCATCTTCGACGATGTCGACGATCTGTTCAAAGCCGCCTCCTGATCTCGACAACAACACAACACTGACAAGGAACTGACCATGAAGCTTGGAATGAAGGACCACGTCGACGTCGCAACCGGCGTGCAGGACGAGATCAAGATCGCTTTCGAGGCGAACAGCGTGGCGTTCTACGCGCAGATCTCCGGCCTCGCCAAGGACAAGATCCGCTACCCGATCCGGGAGCTGTCGACCAACGCCTGGGACGCCTCCCGCGGCGACTTCGAGGTTCATCTGCCCACCCGGCTGAACCCCATATTCCGGGTTCGCGACTACGGCGATGGCATGAGCCACGAGCAGATGGTCAACGTCTACGCTCGCCTCTATGCCTCGACCAAGCGCTCCACCAACGACCAGGTCGGCGGCTGGGGCCTGGGTTCCAAGAGCCCGTTCGCCTACCTGATCGGCGATACCGGCGCCGGCTCCTACTTCGTGACGTCCTATCATGATGGCGTGATGCGCTCCTATGTGCTGTCGCTGGCCCAGGACGGCGCGCCGGTCATGCGCCTGATGGCCGAGACCGAGACCGAGGAGCGCAACGGCCTTGACGTGTCGTTCGCGGTCCGCCGCGAGGATATCGACGATTTCGTGGGCGGTGCTCGCGCCATCCTGTGGTCATTCCATCCTCGCCCGAAGATCTTCCCGAAGGATGCGGTCAGCTGGAAAGACCCGGTCGTCGAGTCCGAAGGCGAGAACTGGACCAAGTTCAAGTCCGGCACCGTGCCGTTCCAGGGTCCGCGGGTTCGAATGGGCTGCGTCATGTACCCCTTCGAGCTGCGCCAGATCGAGAACAGCGGCTTCCTCGACGTGAGCGATGAGGTCCTGTTCGACGCCCCGATCGGCTCGCTCAAGGTCACGCTGTCTCGCGAAGAACTGGCCTATGACGACACCACCCGAACGACGCTGAAGAACCTCGTGAAGCAATACGAGGACACCTTCATCAGCCAGCTCCAGGCCAAGGTGGACACGGCCGAGACCCTCTTCGAAGCCGCTGATATCTTCGAGACCGAGACTGAGATGCTGGGTAGCAGCCGTCAGCAGAGCCTTCGGAACATCGTGCGCTGGAACGATCGTCTGATCCAGATGCACCTCAGCAAGGAGAACTGCAAGATGGACCAGCTCCAGGAGGGCTGGCAGCAGTTCGAGAAGTTCGAGGACTCGGTCGTTCGCACCAAGTGGGCCCATGACGCCAAGGTCGTGATCGAGCACAACCCGAGCTACTCGCTGAGCCGTTTCCACATGGCTGAGCTGGTCGGCAAGAAGGTGCTGTGGGTGCGCTGCAAGCGGTTGTTCCGCGATCAGGTGATCGCTGCTCTCGGCAATCCCGAGGTCATCGATCTCGACGCCTACAAGGTCCCGCTCACCAAGCGTGTCAGCAAGACGATCCGCAAGCGCAAGACCTTGGTCGTCACCAACGGTGGTCGCCTCCAGCGCATCACTCAGGACGTCGACCTGGCCGAGGGTGGCCTGATGGTTGAAAGCAGCCCGGGATCGTACCGCCGCCGTCGCGGTGGCAACGACTGGTACCGACTCCACAGCACCATGACCGGGTCGATCGACTTCAGCTCCACCGAAAGCTTCACCATGTCTGCGGTGGAGTTCGGCTTGCTTGAAGTCGGCACGGTGATCTTGGTCAAGTCGAGCGATCAGGATGTTCCGGGCGACTGGAGCATGCTGGCCGACGACATGATCGACGACATCCGTAACCGGGTGAACGTCGCCGAGTTCACGGGTCTGCATAAGAAGTCGCTCCACAACCTGAACCACAACCTCCAGGAAATGGCGCGGATGCGGATCGATAAGGCTCCGGAGGACGTCACCGCGTTCCTCCGCGATCTGAAGACGCTCTATCGGCAGCTTGAGCGTAACTCGACCGCATCGACTGAAAGCGACAAGGCCTTCGCTGTGCTGAAGAAGCTCGGCGTCGAGATCAACAAGCCGGATGTCGCCTGCCCGATCAATGCGATCGACGTTCGCTACGCCGCCCTCTGTAACGAGTACATGCTGCTGAAGGGCATCATCGAAGCCTACGACTACTCCCACCGCGGTCAGAACAAGGCAGAGAAGCTCATCCACTATTTCGAGCTTCTCTCCCGACCCGAAGTGGCCAACGACAACGTCGAAGAGGACTTCTCAGTTGAAGCTCTCTTCGACGAGCAATTGAACGAAGCGGCCTAAGGCCAAACGGAGCGAAACATGATCCGCAGCGTGATCACCGACACGTCAATCTTCTTCATCGCCAAGGGTCGCCCATGGACCCTGGCGATGGATCACCCGGCGTTCGGCCAGGTGAAGACTCGCCTGACCGAAGGGTGCGAGGACGAAGACGAGATCGTCCGCCTCACGGACGTTCGTGTGGCGGTGAATGACGCCACCGATGGGAGGGCTGTCCTCAGCGAGGATGGCCTGTTCCTGGACGGTGAGCAGCTGCCTTCGGCTTGGCAAGACAAGGCTGCCGCCACCCCCGACGCTATGCGGGTTCTTGTCGTCAATCCCGGCGACAAGGTCCGCGTCGAGGGCGACGAGGATGCACCGGACGGCATCTACGTGGTCGGCGACTCCGACCGTGACGACACCGACAAGACGATCATGGTCGAGTCCGAGGACGGCTTCCTCGGGTTCGTCGCCAACACCTCCATCAAAGAAATCATCAAGGATTAAGCCACTATGGACTTCACCCTGTTCAAGCACGCCGTTGCGAAGCAGTTCAAGAAGATGAGCGCCGGCCAGCTCTTCTGCACCGATGTCGAGAAGGATGACCTCTGGGCCACCTATCTCGGCAGCTTCCCGGCCGGAACCAATCCAACCTTCCGTGAGCGCACCGAGCACGATTGCAGCTGCTGCCGCCAGTTCATCCGCGCGGTCGGCAACGTCGTCGCGGTCGTCGACGGCAAGCTCGTCAGCATCTGGGACGGCAAGCTCAGCGACCCCACCTACGGCGCCGTCTCCGCTGCGATGGCCGAGCTGGTCAAGTCGAAGCCGATCGCCAACGAGTTCCTGTCGGTCGAACCGAGCGCCGGTACCGACAAGAACTTCGAGGAGATGGTCAACAAGGTCCAGACCTGGGAGCACTTCCACGTCAAGATCCCCGACTCCTTCCGCTCCGCTGGTGCCCAGCTCGGCACCCGGCTGGGTGACACCCGCTCGTCGTACGACGTGTTCAAGCGCGGCCTGACCGAGCTGACGATCGACGCCCTCGACACGGTGCTCGAACTGATCGGCCAGAACTCGCTCTACCGCGGAGCCGAGTTCAAGTTCATGATCGACGCCTTCCGCAAGGCGAAGTTCGCGTTCGATGTCCTGCCCGAGGATCAGCGCGATTCGTGGATCTGGATGGCGGTCAAGTCGAACCCCGGCTCCGTCACCCGCATCCGCAACACCGGGATCGGCACGCTGCTCATCGACCTGTCGGCCGGCATGGACCTGGAAGAGGCCGTCCGCAAGTTCGAGACGTCGATCATGGCGCCGTCGAACTACAAGCGCCCGACCGCGCTGGTCACTCCGGCTATGGTCGCCAAGGCGAAAGCCACGATCCAGGCGCTCAACCTGACCTCTGCTCTGGATCGTCGCTACGCCAGGCTGACGGACATCTCTGCCGCCAACATCCTGTTCGCCGACAACGATGCCCGCAAGGTGATCAACGGCGACGTGTTCGACACGATCCAGACCAAGAAGGCCAGCCTCCGCAAGCTCGACAAGGTCGAGGAGATCGGCATCGAGAAGTTCCTCTCCGACGTCGTCCCCAACGCTCAGTCGATCGAGGTGATGTTCGAGAACCGGCACGTTAACAATCTGGTCAGCCTGATTGCTCCGGCCGATCCGACCGCTTCCGAGCTGTTCAAATGGGACAACAATTTCTCGTGGTCCTACAACGGCGACATGGCTGACGGCATCAAGGAGCGGGTCAAGAAGGCCGGCGGCAACGTGACCGGCGACCTGTGCTGCCGACTGGCGTGGTCGAACTACGACGACCTCGACTTCCACATGCGTGAGCCGCGCCGGGGTAGCCACATCTACTTCAGCGACAAGGTCTCGCTGGTAACCGGTGGCCGCCTCGACGTCGACATGAACTGCGGCGGCGGCACGACCCGAGAGCCGGTCGAGAACATCTTCTACGGCGATCGGCGCAAGATGATCGAGGGCGAATACCTGCTCCAGGTGCATCAGTTCGCACGACGCGAGACCACCAACGTCGGGTTCGAGGTCGAGATCGACTACCTCGGTCAAGTCTGGAGCTTCGTCTACGACAAGGCGCTCCGCGACAAGGAGACGGTGACGGTCGCCACGCTGCGGTACAGCCACGCCAAGGGGCTGGAGATCGTCAGCTCACTGCCGTCCACCACGCGAAGCAAGAAGGTCTGGGGCCTCGCGACCCAGGACTTCCACAAGGTCAACACCCTGATGCTGTCTCCGAACTATTGGGGCGGTGCCGGCGGCGTCGGCAACAAGCACTACTTCTTCATGCTCGACGGCTGTCTGAACGACGGCCAGGCGCGCGGCTTCTTCAACGAGTTCCTCCGCGAGGACCTCACGCCGCACCGCAAGGTCATCGACATCGTCGGCTCGAAGATGAAGGCCGAGGCATCGGCCGACCAGGTCAGCGGCCTCGGGTTCTCCAGCACGCAGCGCGGAGAGCTTCTGGCCAAGGTGACCGGTAATTTCACCCGGACCGTCAAGGTCATCTTCTAAGGAAAGGACTACCATGGACTTGTTTGAGAAAGCATCCCGCCTGAAGCTCCGCTTTGCTTCGGTGGTCGGCCCCCTGTCGGTCGAGCAGCTGTGGGATCTTCCGATCACCACCAAGGCGAAGAACGCAGCCGATCTCGCTGGCATCGCTCGCAACCTGAACCAGCAGTTGAAGGCCAGCAGCGACGACGATCTGCCGTTCCTGTCCACCGGCAAGAAGGCGGATAGCGACACCCAGCTCGCCTTCGACATCGTCCGGCACGTCGTCGAGGCGAAGCAGGCGGAGGCCGCGAAGGCTGCCGAGACCGCGTCCAACCGCGAGAAGAAGCAGCAGATCCTGGCGCTGATCGCCGCCAAGGAGATCGAGGAGCAGGCCGGCAAGTCGCTCGAAGACCTCCGCAAGCTCGCCGCCGAGCTGTAATCGACACCTGGCCGGGTGGCTCATGCTGCCCGGCCATTTGTTTGTCTGCAAATCAGGAACATCAATGCCACCCGCCCCTTTCCTAACCGCGTTCGAACGAAGGTTCGGACCTGCTCTACAGACCTTCTTCGAGGGCTGTCAGCGCATCAACTACGAGCACATGCAGAAGAACTATCCCAGTCTGACCAAGCCGGTCTTCAAGCTCGAAGAACTGAAGGTCCGCTGGCGCATCCGCCGCGACGGCAGTGTTCACGCCTTCGTCGACAAGAACACTGGAGACGTCCTGATGCCGGCGAGCTGGTCCAAGCCGGCCAAGCATGCTCGGGGAAACATCTTCGACGAGCACAACGGCCTCGCCAACATGGGCATATACGGCCCAGCCTATTTGAGGTGATCCATGAAGACGTTCGATCTCGAAGTTTCATTCCTGATGTCCTGCGTCACAACGGGTTACACGATCCGGGCTGAGGACAAGGACGACGCGAAGCGCAAGATCGCCGAGTGCATCGACAAGGACGGCCAGTTCGACTTCAAGAAGTTCGAAGAGATCGGCGGCCGGACCGGAGGCTGGGACATCAGGAACGGCACCGACCACGGATACGAGCTGACCGACCCGGACAGCATCAAGCAGACCTATGACTGAAGAGGAGGATGAAGATGAAGAAGACGCTTACTAAGCTGCAGGAGCGCATCGTCGCTCGCGTGATCTCCGACCCTATGAACACGCTGTACCTGTCGAAAGGCTACGTCAACTCGGCGAAGAGCCTGATCGACAAGGGACTGATCGATCGTCACTGCTACGGCTCAATGATCCAGTCCCAGTACCTCACCCCCGAGATCAAGACGGTCTTCTTCGGCGAGAACGACGAGGTGTTCGCGATCCAGGACATCTACGACAATTGCTGGCTGATCTTCGAGAACCGCGAGCTGGTCGCCAAGCCGCGTTGCGAGGAGAAAGCGCACCGCATCGTCAAGGCACTGAAGGTGCTGCGCCAGCAGGAGATGCCTGGACTGGTCGCCAGCCTGGCACCGGAGCAGCAGCAGGAAGCGTTCAACAACGAGGCCGTCGACATCTAATTTGCATTTTCTGCAACTTTCTGTTTGCTTGAATGCAAGCGTGATGCTAACCGTCATTCACCAACGACCGAGACGAGGACCATGCAAGCTCCATCAATTTGGGTTCCATCCCCGCAGCAGGCGGCGTTCCAGCAGGAAGCCTGGAACGGCACTAGCTCTCTGGTGCTGATCGCCGTGGCCGGCGCCGGCAAAACCACCACCATCCTCAAGACGGTGGAGCGCATGCGCGGCTCCTCCATCATCCTGTCCTTCAACAAGAAGATTGCTGAGGAGATCAAAGGCAAGCTTCAGCAGGCCGGCATCGACTGGAAGAAGGCCGAGGCCGCGACCGTTCACTCGATCGGCTTCCGGAATTACCGCAAGGCCTTCCCCAAGGTCCGCACGGTCAAGGAGAAGGTCGCCAACATCACCGAAGGTTGGATCGAGTCCAACAAGATCGGCCCTGAACTGGCGTTCCACTGCTCCGTCGTCTGCCAGCTCGTCTCGCTTGCCAAGCAGAGCGGCGTTGGGATCGATGGCTACGGCCACATCGACGACACCTCAATCTGGGAGGACATCGTCGAGCACTTCGATCTGTTCGACAGCGAGGAACTGGCGAAGAAGGCCGACTCGCTGATCGAACTCGCGATCGAGGTTCTGAAAGAGTCCAATTCTGAGCCGGAGATCATCGACTTCGACGACATGATTTACCTGCCCCTGATCTACAGGATCAGGTTCTTCCAATACGACAACGTCTGGATCGACGAGGCACAGGACACCAACACGGTGCGCCGGCTGCTGGCCAAGTCGCTGATGAAGCCCCGCGCTCGTCTGTTCGCGGTCGGCGATCCCCACCAAGCCATCTACGGCTTCACGGGCGCCGACAACGACAGCATCGAGATCATCAAGCAGGACTTCAACGCCAAAGAGATGCCGCTGACGGTCACCTACCGGTGCCCCAAGTCGGTGGTCAAGATGGCGCAGTCCTGGGTCAACCACATCCAGGCTCACGAGTCCTCCCCGGAGGGATCGGTCACGCTGGAAGGCTTCGAGCAGATGATGCTCAACCCGGCTCGGCTGGACGGCGACTCCGCCATCCTCTGCCGCAACACTCGGCCGCTGGTCACTGCGGCGTTCGCTCTGATCCGCGCCAAGATCCCCTGCAGGATCGAAGGCCGGGACATCGGCGAGCAGCTGAAGAAGCTTGCCACCCGTTGGAAGTCCATCGCCAACATCTCCGCGCTCGAAGAAAAACTCGAAGAGTGGTTGGAGAAGGAGCGGGCGAAGTGGCTGCCGAAGAAGAAGATGGCCAAGGTCCAGGAGGCCGAAGACAAGGTCGAGACGCTCAAGGTCGTGATGGATGCCTGCCGTGAGGCCAAGCTCCACAGGATCACTGACGTCGTCGCCTACATCGACAACATCTTCGCCGACAACGTGACCGGCATCCTGACGCTATCGACCATCCATCGGTCGAAGGGCCGGGAGTGGAAACGGGTCTACTGGCTCGACCGGTTCAACACCTGCCCTTCGAAGTACGCTTCGATGGACTGGGAGTTGGAGCAAGAGAAGAACCTACAGTACGTCGCAGCCACCCGGTCCATGGGCGAGCTGATCGACCTGCTGCCGCCGATGCCGAAGCAGAAGGCAGTCAACGACAACCAGAAGCAGCTGAAGGAGAAGGCAGCTTGAGGCTGAACTATCCGCACGGCAAGCCGCCAGAGGGTGTCGACGCTCTCTGGCGGTGCGAAGCCCAGAGCTATTCCTACGTGATCGATGCCGATCGCGAGGAGTACGGGGTCACCGATCCACGCCTCGAAATGAGGTGGTATCCCGTCGACCGCAGGACGCCGAAGGGTGCCTGGGTGTGCGGTGAGTTTCAATTACTCACCGCGTTCAAGAAGAAGTTCTCGGAGTCCGAAGAGGGCGCGATCCGAGATTTCAAGGCCCGCAAAAACAAGCAGATCAAAATCCTATCCAGGCAACTGGGCAGGGCTGAACAGGAGCTGGCGCTCACCGCGCCTAATCTCTTCGATTTGCGTGTCCCGAGAGTTGCATGAATGCAAACAAGGAGAGACCCATGAACGGTTTCGTTCTTTATCGCGGCCCGTCCGAGGTGGACGGTGAGCCTATCGTCGTCATCGCAACCGGCCTTCTGACCGGCGGCAACAACTCCAAAACCGGCAGCATGGTGCAGGTCTACATCCTGCGCTCCGACATGAGCCCGCTCACTGCAGTTCAAATCGGCGCTGACGTTTCCATCTGCGCCGGCTGCACCCACCGCGGCAAGGTCGTCACCGACCCGAAGACGGGCGAGCGCAAGAACGTCGGACGCTCCTGCTACGTCACCCTGTTCCAGGGCCCGCGCGTGGTCTGGGATGCGTTCTCCCGCGGCATCTATCCCGACATCCCGCTGGCCAAGGCGCGCAAGCTCCTGGCCCACCGCAAGGTCCGGCTGGGCGCGTACGGTGATCCGGGTGCCGTGCCCTTCCACGTCTGGGAGCAGGCGCTCGATCTCGTGACCGAGCTGTCCGGCTACACCCACCTCTGGCGCCAGCATCCGACGCTGTCGGCATTTTGCATGGCCTCCTGCGACAGCGAGCAGGATCGCGAAGATGCCAAGGCTCTCGGCTTCCGCACCTTTCGTGTCCGCGGCAAGGACGATCCGAAGCTGATCGGCGAGGGCCACTGCCCTGCCTCCAAGGAGATGGGCAAGGCGACGCAGTGCGCTCAGTGCCTGCTCTGCGGCGGCTCCAGGTCACCCGCCAAGGCGGACATCACCATCATCGCTCACGGAGTCGGCGCGAAGAACTACGAACGCGCCAAGGAGGCAGCATGAGCAGCAGGGGAGGTCCTTGGGACACCGAGCTGATCGACGACGAGTTCGACGAAGCTACCATCGCCGAGGTCATCACCACCAGCAAAGGCGAGCGCAGATCTTCACCCCGGCGATCCGGGGAGCACAGGCGATCGAACCGCTTCACTGAAGACGGTTACGGCGAACTCGACTTCGCCTGAGGAAGCATCATGCCGAAAAAGAAGAAGACGTTCAGCGTCTACGGGGTCGTCACCGGCTCCAAGTACCTCGGAAGGTTCGAGGCCAACACGAAGGAGGAGGCGATCAAACTCGCCTCCGGAGAAGCCTCCGTCAGTCTCTGCCATCAGTGCAGTGACGAATGCGAGGACCCAGAAATCCATGAAATTGTAGCTGAGGAAGTCAATGACTGACACTACCACAGACGCCATCCCGCTGACTGTCAACGGGCTCACCTGGCGCAAGATCACCGATCAGATCGTCACTGCTATCGAGGGTGGCTCCGGCTACTGGTGCGGCAGCTTCAAGCCGGCAGATGGAAGCCCCATCAAGACCAATGTCAGCCCTTGGTACGACGACGAGACGATCTGGGCTGGCGACTTCAGGATCGAGGTCGCTGACGCCGAGGACGGGACCAAGTTCTTCTTCACGCCGGAGTCGCTGAAGAAGGGATTGCAGTGGCTCGCAGACAATCAGCTCGGTCGTCTCGAAGAGATCATTAAGGAGACCGGCGACGCCGAGACCGCGGACGTTTTCCTCCAGGCCTGCGTGCTCGGGGACATCGTCTATGGATAGGCAGTTCGACCACCGGCTCGGCCTGAACGAGGCCAGCGGGTTCAAACTCGGTCAGCGCGTGACGCTGCTCGAAGAAACCACAGGATGCGATCACGACGACGTCGAGCACACCCTGCCCGTTGGCACTGACGGGCTGATCGAATGCATCGAGATGCTCGCCCCTCCGCAGAAGCTCACCTTCACGATCTGGATCCCCATCAACGAGCTGGAAGGCCGGGGAATCGTCAACGTGTTCGACGAGGGCGACGGCCCGATCAACAACTTCATCAAAGCCAAGGAGACATCATGAAGCCGAAGCCCATGCCCGCACTGTTCGTTGTGTGGGCGCTTTGCAAGCCTGGACCGAAGTGGCGCCAGGTTTCAATGGACCCGAAACCGCGCGCTGAGCTGGTCAGCGAAGTTCGTGACCAATGGGCACGAGGTCGTCAGGCGCAAATCCGACCTGTTCCGATTGCGCAGGTTGCGTAAGCAAAAACTCTACGTTGCGGGAAAACAAATGAGTGTCTATGTCCTCCACTTCGACCCGAGCTACAAGCATGCGGGTCACTACATCGGTTTCTGCGAGGATGACAGTCCGGACCGGAGACTTCAGCAGCACATGGCCGGGCGCGGATCGCCCCTGGTCAAGGCTGCTGTTGCCGCCGGCAGCCAGATACACGTCGCCCAGTTCTTTCCTGGAGCGTCGAGAACATTCGAGCGGACGCTGAAGAACAGGGGGAGCGCCAGGAAATGGTGCCCCGCCTGTGGCGTTGGAAGTCGTCCTGTCCCAGTTTGTGTTGAGTGAACCCACCGTGTCGACCTGCGAGAATGCGGTCTTAGCCATTTCGAGAGGTCAATAGATGGCGCTCAGTTCAAAGAAGTTCCTCAAAGGAGAGGAAGTCAAAGCGTTTCGTATTTCACGCAACCTCACCCAGGCGGATCTGGCTGATTGGCTTGACCTAACCACCCAGGCAATCGGGAAGTACGAGGCCAACGGTGCCACCAAGACGACGGCGCTGGCGCTGGCGGCTATCGACCGCGGTCTGCGGCCCTTCAAGCCGACCAAGGCTGACCTCCATCTGGCGGCCAGCCGAGGACGCATGAAAGCACTGCGTAAGAAGGAGATCTGATGATGATGAAGAGTGACGTGGCCGCGCTAAAACGCCCGGCGGCGCGTCGACCAATCAATGCCCACTTCAAGGATCGTTTGCCGCTCATCATGTCCGAGATTTGCGACTCTCTGATGGTGATCGAGCCGGCTATCGATCGGGTGCGGGTCCAGCTACGAGAGTTTCTGGACTACCTTGATTTCGAGATCCAGAAGACAGCGCTTGAGGTGCAGCGTCTGCGGTGGGAGCCGCAGGTCGACGTACCGGCTGTGAGTGAAGCGGAAGCCTGGCTGAAGCAGCTCGCTCAGCTTGAGGAGGACTTCAAGATCGACGTGATGACATCTCCGCCTGTAACGATCCGGAAGATGCTTGATCGCGTGAACAAGATGTTCGAGTTGCAGTGAGGGCCGCCGATGGCGACCCTCTTTTAGATCCGCATGGTCATCGCAACGATAGCGATCTCCTTGATGTCGTCGAACTGAATTACTTCGTCCTCCTTCTCCGGGAGAGACTTCGACAGCTTCAGACCGTTCTCCGTGATGTCCAGCAGCAAGCGGACGCGAGTCTTCTCGCTCTTGTCGGTGAGCACCACGAGGTCACCGGGGACGGGATCGCGCCGCTTCGTGGCGTACATCAGGACGCCGGTTTTGAACCACATCCCGAGCGAGCTGTCTGGCATGTGAAAAGCGAACGCAGTCTCGTCACCCTCCAGCTGAGGCGGTGCCGGCACGTAGCCGTCACGGCGTGGTCCCGCAGCAGCAGACTGCAAGGCAGCCGGCAACGACGACACATGGCGCAGCTCCACGGTAGCCTGCCGAGCCGGCCGCAGGTTGACGCGACGGACATTCTCGGGCTCTCCGCCCTCGAAGTTGGCGGTACCGCCATCCCCCGCAGCTCCCAGCGCTTCCATGACCTTCTTCGGGATAGGGTAGCCCGATCCGGAGGCGATCTTCTGGAGCGTCGAGACAGTCGGGACGAAGGGGTGCTTGGGGTTGTTGAGCAGACGCAGGATTGTGGACGGGGCCAGCTCGGCAGAGCGAGCGAGGTCGGTTCCCGTCCATTTCTTCCGGTCCAGAATGTGGTCGATCCACTCGATCACGATCTCTTTGGTGGTCTGTGCTTTTTTCATTTCAGTCGCTGACAATGCCATTTGCGATCTTCCATTACCACGGTTCGCATAAAAAGTTCTTAGTGATCCCGAGCGGAATCGCGCTGTGTGCAATACTGGACATTCAATTGGTTCTAAAAAAGGTAGGGTCGTTTGCAGTCATCGAAGCCTCGTCCATCCCGTTTGCGTGGATGCTAACGAAGCCGAATACGATAGGTTTCTCGGGATTGCAAATGTTTTTTTGTTCCCTCTGCGTTCTCATTCGGAGAGGAAGCGTAATGATTTCAATAGCTTATATTGGGTAGACCGAACGCGGGTTATCAACCAGCGTTTGCTTTGGTCGCCTTCATCAGTGCAATCAACTGCTTGAACTCGGGTGTCCGAATGCCAGCGCGAGCCACTGCGCAAGCGTCGGCAACGTGCTCGTTGTCGACATGCAGGTCACCGGCCCGGTTCACGATCTTCCCGGTCTTGTTCTTCGTATCGGCCTCGTAGCGCTGCCAGGGAGCCTCAGGGAAGCGCTCAGCGGCCCAGGCGATGATCTCTGGCTTCTCGGCCGTCTTACTCCCCACGGACGCTACCTTCGTTTCCAGGGGCATAACCTGGATCAGCGGGATCTTGACCGAGGCTAGGATGCCAACCGCGGCACCGAATGCGAACGCGGCCCGGGCGCGCTGCGATCCTGAGGGGATCTCCCCGAAGGCTACGGTGCAGCCCTGCAGCTCCTCGTGGAGCGCATCGTGCAGCTCAGTGGCCCGGCGCAGGTCGTCGGAGTTCTGGCGCACGACCTTGCCTTTTCCGGCTCGCTTGTCGGTCCAGATGGTCCGGAAGCGGTCGAACGTGAACTCCAGGGTATTCAGATCGAGCCAAAGTCTGGCGATGCCGAAGGCGGCGAAGGCCGGGTCGAGGCCGGCTACGAGGATGCGGTCCATGAGTTCCCTGGTGTGACTCGAAAGTCGCAGCAACCACATCTCGTGGCTTGCATTCTTGTTTGCATTCGTGCAAATACACCAACCCCGCGACGGTGTCAAACCGGCGGGCAACTAACGGAACATCATGAGCATCAGAGCAATCAACTGGGCCATCCATCTTGGCGAGCGAGACAACCTCTCGCCGACGATGCGCCACATTCTGCTCGTCCTGGCCAACTTCGCCAGCGACGAGGACATTTCTTATCCGCGACAGACGATCATCGCAAAGATCACTGGCCTGAGCCGAGTCTCGGTCAACCAGAATCTTCAGAAGCTCGAAGACGTCAGGCTGATCACGGCCACCGGCCGGACGCATCGGACTGGCGCGACCCGCTCCTCGGAATACGAGCTGCACATCAACGAGAACCCGGCGGTCGATCAGGTCGAGTTCTACAAGGGTGTCAACGGCGTTAACACCGGGGGTGTCAAGCAGGTTAACACGGGAGTCAACGACAATGACTCCGGGTGTCAACGAGGTTTACAGGGGGGAGTCAACGACGTTGACACCTTGAACCATACCTTAGAACCAAACCTAGAACCGAAAGAGAGAACCCCGGAAGCGCCGCGCACTCATGTGTGGCCGGAGGATTATCGCGATCAGTTCTGGAAGGTCTATCCGCGTCGTCGAGGCAGCAGCCGGAAGGAAGCACTCGCCGAGCTGGTCCGCATCCACCACAGCGACGAGGTCGCGTTCTCCGACATCCTGACCGGTGCGAAGTACTACGCCGACCGGATGAACGCTGACGTCAAGAAGGACCCCAGCAACGAGCAGTTCATCCAGCATGCGGTCCGATGGCTGAAGAAGGCCAGGTGGGAGACTGAAGGGCCGCCGGATAAGCCCCGCAGCATGAAGCGGGTCGCGATCTGATGGCCGGCGTGGATGTCGTCAAGGTCCTCGCAGAGGAAGGGATCAAGCTTCGATCCGTCAAGTTCGGCAACCAGTACACGACCTGTCCGCAGTGCTCGCACAAGCGGAAAGGGGCTCACAAAAAGATCCGCTGTCTGTCGGTGAAGATCGACAACAGCGGCGTCGTTTGGAACTGCAAAAATTGTTCATGGGTAGGTTCAGAGAATGCTAAGCGAGAAACACGCCAAGGGGATCGAAAGCCGCGGCCTGAGCGTGGAAATGTCGGCGGCTATGGGGCTCTACAGCGGGCGTCGCTTGCGCGATGGGTCAATCGTACCTGACGAAGACGGAAGCATCCTGTGCTTCCCGTACTTCGAGCATGGCGAGGAGGTGAACACCAAGTATCGCTGGTCGCAAGACGGCCAGAGACGCTTCATGCAGCGCAAGGACGCTGCGAAGACGGTGTTCAATGCCGACGTCCTGTTCGATGCCGACCTGATGAGCATGCTCAGCACGGGTCAGGAGTCCCTGATCTGGGTCGAGGGCGAGTTCGACGTCCAGGCCGGAAAGGAGTCCGGCTATGAGACGATCATCTCGGTGCCCGATGGGGCGCCGCCGGCTCGAGATGCCAAGGGCAAGCTGATCCACGTCCCCGACGATGCTCGCGACATCGACCCCGACGAGGACGACAAGTTCGCCTTCATGGGTCGGCTGTACAGCCAGCTCATGGAGGTCAAGCACCACATCATCTGCACCGATGGTGACGAGCCCGGTCGTCGGCTGGCGAAGGAGCTGGTCAGACGCATCGGCGCAGCCAAGTGTCTGTGGACCGAGTACCCGAACGACGAGGTCGTCCCCGACAAGAAGAACAAGGGCAAGCTCAGAGCCTGCAAGGATCTGAACGAGGTCAAGCAGTATCTCGGCGCCGAGCGCGTCCGGGAGATGATCGATAACGCGAAGCCCTGGCCCGTGACCGGTCTGTTCCGCCTTTCGCACTATCCCGAGATGGAGATCCCGGTCATGTGCGAGATCGGCTTGTCCGAGGAGCTTGACGGCCTGATGAAGTTCTATGCCGGCCAGTTCGTCATCGCCACGGGTGTGCCGAACGTCGGTAAGTCGACGCTGATGAACCAGGCTGCCGTGCTGCTCGCGAAGAAGCACAAATGGCCAGTCGCTATCTTCTCGGGCGAGAAGGACGTCAAGCCGTTCCTGGCGCACGAGCTGATGACGGCGTTCCTGGAGAAGCCGCGCAAGGACTGGACGTTCGAGGAGAAGAAGCGGGCTGAGGCGTTCGTCGAGCGCTACTTCCAGTTCATCGACTACGACGAGACCTCGGACTTCGACATCGACGTCGACTTCCTGCTTGAGCGCGCGGCGACCGCCGTGTTCCGCGATGGCGTGAAGTTACTGCTGATCGACCCGTGGAACGAGCTGGAGCACACCCGGCCCATGAACCTCTCGCTGACCGAGTACGTCGGCAAGATGATCAAGAAGATGAAGCGCTTTGCCAAGCAGTTTGGCGTCTGCGTGGTGGTTGTGGCGCATCCGACGAAGCTGGCAGCAGACCAGAAGCCGGGCCTCTACAACATCTCGGACTCCGCCCATTGGGCGAACAAGGCGGATCTCGGCGTCGTCGTCCACAGTGGCGATCCCGAGGACCCGTATGCTCGTGAGATCGACATCTGCAAGGTCCGCCTCAAACGGATCGCCGGCAACACCGGCATCGCAACGCTGTCGTTCGATGAGCGGACCGGATTGTTCGTCAAACCGTTTTCGTAACTTTTCGCTTGCATGAATGCAAACGAACTGCTAATGCAAACCCAGAAGGAGAGACCAATGGCATCAAGTTTGAACAAGGTCGAGCTGATCGGCCGCCTCGGCAAGGACCCCGAGGTGAAGAACCTCTCGAACGGTTCTTCCGTCGCGAATTTCAGCGTCGCCACCAGCGAGAGCTGGAAGGACAAGCGCTCTGGCGAGAAGGTCGAGAAGACCGAGTGGCACAATATCGTGGTCTGGAACGAGAACACGATCAAGTTCGTCCAGGACTACGTCAAGAAGGGCGATCTGGTCCGCATCGAGGGCAAGATCCAGACCCGTTCCTGGGAAGATAACGATGGCAACAAGAAGTATGCCACCGAGATCGTGATCCCGGCCTTCGCTTCGATCGACGCGCTGATGAAACTGTCGTTCGACAACGACAACAACGATCGTGGCGGCGACCGTGGCGGCAGCGACCGCGGCTCCAGCCGTGGTGGCAACTCCCGCAGCAGCGGCAACAGCCGTGACCGCGACGACCGCGGTGGCAACGATGACCGTGGCAGCAACAGCCGCTCGTCGTCGAGCCGTGGCAACTCCCGCGATGACGACCGTGGCGGCGATGACCGTGGCGCAAGCCGTGGTGGCAGCCGTGGCCGTGACGACCGCGATGACCGCGGCGGCAATGACCGTGGCAACAGCCGCGGCGGCAACAGCGGCGGCGGTCGCAACAACGATATGAACGACGATATCCCGTTTTGATCGTCGGACTGACGTCCTGACCCGTCTCCGGACTGGTCAGTTCATCTGAGCTTCCCCGTTGAGCGGGGAATATCGAGGGGCGCCCCATTGGTTGTGCGTGCTGGGGCGCCCCTTTTCAAATCCAATTATTTGCACGATTGCAAACGGAGTACGAATGTCGCCCAACAATTCCCTGACCGATCAGCAGATCGAAGAGGCCTTGGTGCAGTCTGGGATGCCGATCGAGCTGATCGCATTCCTGACAGTGCTCGGAGGTCTCGGCGATGCTGCCGAGCTGTGTGACTGTCCGCCCGGCGTCTGCCTCGGTGAAGGTCCGGCTTCCGATCTCCTCGACGACGAGGAAGAGGACGACGATGACCTCGAAGTCGTGTTCGAACCGGACTTCGACTTCGAAGCGATCGACGTCCCCCAGGAAGACAAGATCGAGGCTGTCGCCCAGCTGGGCCGCATCATCGAGGGTCTGACCCTCCTGGTCGAGCGTCACTCCGCCCTCGTTGCGAGCCTGGTGACCTGATGAAGAGAACCGTCCTGGAAGTCGGACCGGGCGCTCTCTCTGAGTACTACGACTGGATCAAGGATGCCGCCAGCGGCGACGTCCTGGTCTACTGGCAGGGCGACCTCCAGTACGACCGCCAGATCACGGTACCCACGGACGATGTCCTCCGGGCCGCCGAGCGCACCCGCATCCAAGCGCTCAACTTCGTCGCTGATCGTGTCCTCAAGGACAGCAAGGGTGGACTGCTTCACCTGACGCAGCTCCGGATCGGAACGAACCTCTTCGAATACCGCGCAACCCGCCGCCGGGCCTCCGGCGGCCAACACACGGTCTCGGAAATCCGGAATGACAACCTCGTCTCTGCATGAGGATCGCACGATGACCCTCGGCTGGCTCGCCCATGGTGGCGAGCTGGCCTTGGCTCTCAAAGGCGATCAATCGCGACACTCCGACGTCATCTGGCAGCTTCTCGTCGAGGCCGTAGAGGTCATCGACAAGACGCCAGACAGCGAACGGCGCTGGCTTACGTCCGGTCAGCGATCCGGTGGCTGGAACATGGTCGGCATGTCCCGAGCCGAGCTGGTCGAGATCGAGAAGATCAGACTGCTCTGCGCAATGAAACCCTTCGACGGGAACACGAAGTATGCGCCGCAACGAGATGACACTGAACGAGCCCTCGGAGTCCTTGCATGGCTTCGTTGGTGCAACTCTGCGCGCCTACCGGAGCGACTTACGAAGGCAGCTATCGCGCTGGCTCGTGGCGGAGATCAAGAGATCGTTCACCAGCTCTATTGCCCGACGCGCAAACCGAACCGCCAGAACTTCCACGAGATCAGGACCCGGACAGTCGGCTTCATCCTGACCGGCCTTAAAGCCGACCTCGGCATCGTCGCTGGGGAGGGCATCACCTTCAAAGAGGTTCATCATGACTGATCTGCCGCTGCCCAACAGAATCGATATCGACCACGTCGTCGAGCATTCCTTCAAGGACATGCACCAGAAGGGCTTCCACTATCTCTGCCTCAATCGCTCCGAGACCGAGACGGTCAAGCTGTACTTCTTCGACGGTGACGTGAACAAGCTGCCGGAGGTCGTCGCCCCGCACGATCACCGCTACGACTTCGAGACCTATGTCGCTGCCGGCGCCGTCGAGAACGTCACGTTCCGCCGCACCGACGACGAGACCAAGGGCCAGATGTACAACTGGTTCGAGTATCGCACGCCCCTGAACGGCGGCGACGGCTTCACCTTTGCCGGTGAGGAGTGCCTTTACGAGGCGCACCGTGCCCGCTTCACCAACGGCGAGTCCTACTACCTCCAAGCCGACGATCTGCACACCATCCGCATCGCCGGCAACGAGACGGTGCTGATGCTCCTCCAGTTCGAGGATATCTACCCGATCGAGAAGCCCTCCTCGACCTTCTTCAAGGATCAGGCGCCATCGCTCGACGGCCTCTACACCAAGTTCACGGCCGACGAAGTCATCGCCCTGATCCGACGCTTCGAGGAGCGCACGGGCATCGCGTTCAAGACCTCGCTGTTCCGTGACGCAGCGTAGCCAAGAGGGAGCTGAGGCCCACCTGAGGCTGCACGCGGCTCTTCATGTGCAGCTGTCAACGCTGGAGCGGTTCAGGTCGACGATCCTGAACGCTGCCTCACCCCACGAGATCGAGTTGGCGAGGTCCGCCTATCTCGCCGCTTCCGAAGCGGTGGCGGACCGGGCCCAGGAACAACTGTTCGTCCAGATACGGGAAGATGGAATCGACCCGTTCACGAGGAGGCCGATAAGGCGATGAGGGAGATCATCTTCGACACGGAGACTACCGGACTCGATCGCAAGGTCGATCGAATCTGCGAGATCGGCTGTGTCGAGATGGTCGATCGAATAGTAACCGGACGCACCTACCACACGTACTGCAATCCACTGCATCCGGTCCACAAGGAGGCCTACAGGGTCCATGGCCTGAGCGACGTCTTCCTTCGCACGAAGCCGACGTTCAGGCGGATCCATAATCGCTTCCTCAGCTTTATCGAGGGGGCGAGACTGGTCGCCCACAACGCATCCTTCGACCTCGGGATGATCAACGAGGAGCTGGACCGGCTCGACATCAAGCCCTTGGACAACGAGGTCGTCGACACCCTTGAAATGGCGAAGGCGGTTCATCCGCGGCGCCGGCATACGCTGGACGCGCTGTGCTCGCTCTACAACATCGACACTTCGAGGAGATCTGAGCATCACGGCGCTCTCGTCGACTCCGAGCTGCTCGCCCAGGTCTACGTTGAGCTGCAAGGCGGCCTCCAGCACGGACTGCAGCTAGACCTCCTCGCTGAGGAGAAGACAGAAGAGGCGACGCCAGCCAGGCAACGGCCCACGCCGCTGCCGAGCCGGCTCACCAACGAAGAAATCGCGGCGCACAGAGCCTTCGTCGAAACACTCGGCGATAAGGCCATCTGGCGCGAGTACGTCTAACCGTTTGTTTGAATGCAAGGACTTGCAAAATGAGGAAGCGAACTGGCCACATCGGTATGAGCGAGGAAGCTCGTGCCGCCCGCATGAAGTCGATCGGTGGATCTGATGCCAAGATCATCATGTCCGGCGATCAGGAGGCGATCGAGCGTCTCTGGTTGGAGAAGCGCGGCGAGGTGATCCCTGAGAACCTCGACGAGGTGATCCTGATCAATCTCGGCAACCTGACCGAGCCCCTGAACGCCGACCTGTTCGAGGACGAGATGGACCTGCACGTCACCGACGAGCAGAAGAAGGTCCACTACTACGCCTGGGAGCTGGCTCACACCACGCTTGACGGCCTGGTGCGCAAGACGCCGGAGTCGGACCCGATCGCCATCGTCGAGTTCAAGTTCATGTTCCCCTTCGGCTTCAACAAGCAGGAGGCGTACGAGAAGTATTACCCGCAGGTCCAGCACAACATGATGGTGACGGATTTGCCGAAGGGATACCTGTCGATCCTGACCGGCGCCGCTCAGCACGTCATCCTCGAAGTCGAGGCCGATCTCTTCTACCAGATCGCGCTGCTCGAAGCCGAGAAGGACTTCTGGGACTGCGTCGAGACCGGCCGCGTGCCCGGTGCGCCGAAGATCGACATCCCGATCGCCGAGCGCATCAAGATCCACGACATGAGCACCAACAACGAGTGGTGCGATCTGGCCTTCACGCTGCTCAGCACCAAGCCGTCCGTCGAGAAGCACGAGAAGGCGAAGAAGGCGATCAAGAAGCTGTTCCCGGCTGACGCCAAGTCGGCCGCCGGCAAGGGCGTCGCCATCAACCTGTCGAAGGATGGCAAGCAGCTGATCAAGTTCGACGAGGAGGCCATCAAGGAGGCTGTCGAGGAGGCTGCCAACCGGCCGCCGGCACCCGCCGAGGAACCGGCAAAAGAAGCGGCAAAGAAGCCCAAGGCACCGCGCAAGAAACCCGCGAATAGCAACGACAAACCCGCTGAATCTGAAGCGGCATAAACGGAGACCAAAATGGCTGCTCGTAAGAACAACAACGGCGACAACCGCGCCCGGCTCGACAAGATCTACGACGTCTTCGACAAGCACAAGGTCGACATCGACAAGGACGCGATCTGGGAGGTCCAGGGGACTCCGGTCGTCAAGCACAAGGACGTTGAGCGCCTCGGTGCGGCGATGGGTATCCGCTACGACAAACCCCAGATCATCCGCTCTGAGGCGGACGAGGCCGTGATCATCGTGTTCGGCAGCGTCGGAGACAAGATGGAGTGGTCGATCGGCGAGGCCAAGATCACCCAGCTGGTCGACACCGGCCGCAAGAACAACTGGGGCAAGGCGATCAAGGAGCCGAAGGATGGCTGCTTCGGCAACTACATCGTCAGCGGCTCCCAGGCGGCATATCCGTACGCCATGGCCGAGAAGCGCGCCAAGGATCGCGTGATCCTCAAGCTCGCTGACCTGCACGGCGACGCCTACTCGTCCGAGGAAGCCGACGACTTCAAGACGCCGCCGCGGTCTGACGACCGTGATGACCGTCGTGATGACCGTCGTGATGATCGTCAGGACCAGGCGAGCAACGACAACCGTCGTGACGATGGCCAGAGCAATGGAGGCAACAGCAATGGTGGCAAGAGCGCGGCCGACCAGCGCATCGAGGACCTGATCGTCGCTTGCGAGACGGACATCCGGAACTGCAAGACGATCAAGGAAGTCACGGCCCTGATGAACAGCAAGGACATCAAGGACGCGATGGCCGAGATGACGAAGGACGAGGTCGCCAGCCTCCGTGGCTTCGCCACCGATCGCCTGCATGACCTGGGCTGGAAGAAGCCGGAGAAAGAGGCTGCGAATGGCTGAGCCGAAGATCATCTATGACGAAGCGGTCCAGCTGGCCAAAAAGCTGCATCGCAACTGGCTGAAGGCCAACCAGAACGCCACCTTCAAGGGCGGCTGGATGACCTTCTACGAGCAGGCGGCCAGATTCCTCGGCATTTGGCATGACCCCAGCTGAGGCCTACTGCGAGATGGCGCTGTTCGCGATCAAGTTGACGAACAGCGGCAGCTCACTGCGTGCCTGGTGGACGGAAGAGACCGCCCACCGGGAGCAGTACGAATTGTCCCGTGATCAGATCGATGGGCTGGCTGATGCTTGCCGAGATCACATCCGGGACATGGGTGAAGTCGCCAAGGAGCGGCCTCCGGAGCCGGCCCCCAAGAGGAAGCCGAAACCGAAGAAGCGCGCGGCAATCTGAGGTCACATGAGCAAGAGCAACAAGTCCAAAGACAAGTGGATGCTGTTCAGAAAGAAATTCCTGGACGGCATCGGAGCAGTTCTGGTTCCGCACGCCGGATACGACATCGAGCTGTTTGAACGGTTTCCTGAGGATGTCCCGCTCCGCATTCAGCTCGCCCAACCCCGAAGCGGGCCGCGACATCGCCTCTATAGGGTGTCGCTGCGGATCATCGTGAACAACACTGACAAGTTCACAACCGATGACGCCCTCCACAAGACGTTGCTGCTTGCCTGCAACGTGACGGAGCCCATCCTCACCACCGAGGGCGAGTTCATCTACGTCCCCTCCTCCACGGCGTTCGATGCCATGCCGGAAGAGGAGTTCAAGATCTACTTCGACCGGGCGATGGGAATCGTCGCGTCGGTCATCATCCCCGGGCTCGATCTCGACGAGCTGCTGAAGGAGGCCCGGGCCCAGTCCAACTACAAGGACGCCGCCAACGACAACGACGAGCGTTCCAGCCAAGAGGTTGCGTAATGAAGTTGCTGACCAAGCTCTCGAACCTGTTACGAGGGGTCGGGAAGAACGAAAAGCCGCAGCAAGACCCGTGGTTCGGCCGCTATCTCGATGAAGATGGCGTCGTTGCCGACGTGCTCAAGCGCGTCAGTGGCGACCCGGTCGCTGTAAAGCACTGGCTCGACCCGTGGAGCTGGCGCTTCCCGCCGCTCGGCGACAGGCAGATGCCGTTCGCGCCGAAAGTTGAGGTGCCAGAGCACGCCGGCTGCCTGCTGTTCGCACCCATGTCGATCCGCAATTACTACGGCCTGTGGCACGCCAACAACCCGCATACGGCGGCGGAGGATGCCGAGGTGACGGATGGCGTCATCACCGATCCTCGGCACCCGGACAACTTCTCCGGCCGCGTCATCGCCAGGGTCAAGGCGGAGCTGGCAGCGCGCTTCCCCAGGCGGGAGGCGGCGTGAAGTTCTACCGCCCGATCATCTGCACGCCGGGTGGGTTCTGGGGCGGCAGCTTCTGCTGCATCGCCCCGTCCCTCAAGGAGGCATTCAAGATGCTGGAACGTCGCATCGACAACGGCAAGATCCAGTGGAGGCCCTATGCAAAACGCTGACGTCATCGCCAAGCAGTGCGTTGAGCAGATCAATTTCCACACGCTCAACAAATGGCCGATCGAGGATGCCGGCATTCTGCTCACTACGCCAAAGGGCTGGAAGGCGCCGCCGCGGTTTCCGCGTGGCCGACTGAACATCGTCAAGGACGACGGGACCAGGGTCTGGTGGTTCAAGGCCGTGAACGTCCTCGCCTACCTGATGGGTAACAACCTAACCACAATCAAGATCGAGATGAAGAGCCTGAAATGACCATCGAGCTAAAACTGGATGCCAATGGCATCGACAAGCTGTTCGCCGGCGCCGACGCCAAGCTGCGGTTGCAGAATGCCGTCATCGCCGAGATCTGCAAGCGCCTGTTCACCAACTGGATCGACAAGGACGTCGTCAAGCTGATCGACAATGCCTTCAGCTCAGAGTCCGGATCGCTCGCAAAGATGCTTTTCGAAAACGAGAACATGAAGGCTCAGTTCGAGAAGCTGTTCAACGACGGCATAGCCCAGATCAAGAAGGACGCCTGGTCTGGCAACGTCAGTGTCAAGCTGAAGCCTGAGGCGAAGGTCGCCCTGGACAAGGCGCTGAAGGAGCAGTGCGACGACCTTATGAAGCAGTATGCCGTAACGGGCGAGCAGATGATCCAGGCCGCAGCTCAGGCCGCGTTCGAGCGCGTCCAGGAGAAAGCTATGGCCAACATCGACGCGCAGATCAACCGCAAGGTCAGTTCGATCACCATGAACGAGATCGACCGGAAGGTCACGGCTGCGATGGACATCGTGCTGAAGGTCGCAAAGGCATGAACCCGAAGCTTCTCCCCACCACGCCGCATGGCATGGTCGACCGCCTCGGCGAGGAAGCCGGCGAGGTCGTCGAGGTCATCGGCAGAGTCCTGCGCGCCAATGGCAAGATCGGCCGGTTCGGCTTCGAGAGCGCTCACCCGAAGGGTGGCCCGAACAATGCAGCCCTCCTCCTGTCGGAAATGGCGGACCTGCGTCACGCCATCTCCACGATCGAGAACTCGATCACCGACCTGGCCAAGATCAGGGTCGGCAACACAGATCTGATCTGGACCACGGATCTCGTGCCGGCCAAAGAGCTGCGCGAGCTGTACGAGGAAGAGGACGTGACCGACGAGGACTTCCTGGCGGCCAATAAGATGATCGCCGTGTGCGATGGTCAGTGGCACCGAGAAGGCCTGGACTATCGGTTCTATCTGGACCCGGAGAGGCGCGATGGCTGAGGCAGGTCTCGACGATTGGGCGAGCTGGCGATGCGGCAAGAACCCGTTCGTCTATTGCCCGCCGGAAGGTTGCCCTAAGAGCTACGGATGCGCTCGGGAACAGGGCTGGAAGCCGGGTGAACCCACCCCTGACGGCTGTCTCGGGAGAGTGCCACTTCCCCTCCCGGAACCCTAAACATTTGCTTGACCTTTTGCTTGAATGCAAATAGGAAATGCAAATGACCAGCGTCCTCGATCTTGCCCCACCTACCGGCTTCCGGAAGGCCATTCCGGTCACCGTGAAATTGGAGGTGGTGATCAGACAGCACAGCCTCTGCACCCAGTGCGGTGAGCGGCTGGGCAAGCTCGACGACACGCAATTCGACCACGTCCCCGCCATCCAGTTGCGATGCTGGGACGCTGAGGCCAAGGACGTAACTCCGCGATCAAACGATCCCGAGTTCATCTTTGCAAAGCACACAGATTGCCACGCCAAGAAGACGTTCGGCTCCCGCGAGGAGCTGACCCGTGGCGACGTGCAAGAGATCGCCCGCACCAAGCGGATCGCCAAAGACACCGAAGAGTTCAGACGTCGAATGCTGGCCAAGGGTGACCCGGAAGCGGAGCCCCCTGCGCCTAAGCGACGCAAAAAGGAGTGGCCCAAGCGGCCATTCCAGAAACGGGGCAAGAAAGATGCGCAATCACGTTCGAGAGGTGAAGAAGGTAGCTGAGGAGCTGAAGGATGCGGGGGAGATCGAAGCCTTCACATTCGGCCGCGACAAGAAGCACCACCTCATAGAATTTCGGGTCAGGGGAAAATGGTTGTCGGTGCCGGTCGCTGTATCGCCGCGGACTCCTTACTCGTCCAACTACGCACGACAACAGATCAGACGTCGCATCAGAGACATGTCGTGACGCTTGCTTGAATGCAAAAGGAGAGAGTACCAATGGAAGTCAGAACCACCCAGGACGGTCTGCTGCGAGCCTTCGGCCTGTTGATGGGCCAGCAGCGCACCGTCAAGCAGAAGCGGACCTACAGCTCGATCGGCAACACGATCCACGCAGCCCGCTGCCTGCGTAAGGACGAGGCAGCCGCCGTCGACGCCATCGTCGGCAAGCTCAATGCGATCGACCCCAACGACAAGGATAACAAGGAAGCGATCGAGGCCCTCTTCAAGGAGCTGGGCAAGCATCCGATCCGCTTCGTGCCGAGGAAGCGCGAGCAGCGCATCGATTTCTCGAAGACCTACCCCTACCGCTCCACGAAGCGAGGCGGGTGATGCAGGTCCGCGGCACGCTGAAGAAGGCCCAGCGCGTCTCCATCCCGGGCGGCGGTTTCTCGCTGCGCGGCACGATCTGGAGCGACATCAAGAGCCAGTATAGCGACGGCTGGTTCATCTACACCGCGAAGGTGGTGGAGGAGATCGAGCCGAACGTCTTCCGGACCGCGACCGGCAACATCTACCGCATTGAAACCTGGGCGCCGCCGTCAAAGCCGACGTCCGACTACGACCCGCTCCCGCCGGACTGGCCGTACTGCGTTTTCCTCCCGAAAGACGAGTGACTGAATGAGAATTGATCGACGATACACCAAGGCGAATGCCTCGCCTTACAGCCAGATCGGCTGGCGCAATGCCACCAGCGAGATCAAGAACACGGACGGCTCGGTCGTCTTCCGCTTGGAAGGCATCGAGGTGCCCGAGTCCTGGTCGCAGGTCGCGGTCGACGTGCTGGCGCAGAAGTATTTCCGCAAGGCCGGCGTGCCCCGTAATCTGGTCCGCGTCCCCGAGGAAGGCGTCCCCGAGTTCCTTCAGCGCAGCGTAGGCGAGCCCTACCCGACCGCTGAGGCGGACAAGCACCTCACCTCCGAGACCTCCGCCAAGCAGGTGTTCGACCGCCTCGCCGGCTGCTGGACCTATTGGGGCTGGAAGAACGGCTACTTCAAGCCGGGCTCCATGAGCCAGTATGTCACCATGGCCGACCTCAATGAGGACGCCGAGTCGAACGCGCTCGCCTTCTTCGACGAGATGCGCTTCATGCTCGCCGCCCAGATGTTCGCTCCCAACTCTCCGCAGTGGTTCAACACCGGTCTGCATTGGGCATACGGCATCGACGGTCCGGCTCAGGGTCACTTCTACGTCGACGACTCCAAGGATGCGTTGGCTAAGGCTGCCCTGCCCGATCTCAAGGTCGGCAAGGACGGAGCCACCTACGTGGACCACCACTATCCGGCAGCGGTCGCCTCAACGTCGGCTTATGAGCGTCCGCAACCGCATGCCTGCTTCATCCAGTCGATCGGCGACAACCTGATCAAGGAAGGCGGCATCATGGATCTCTGGGTCCGCGAGGCTCGGCTGTTCAAGTACGGCTCCGGCACCGGCACCAACTTCTCTCACCTGCGCGGCAAGGGCGAGAAGCTGTCTGGCGGCGGCACGTCGTCTGGCATGATGTCGTTCCTCAAGATCGGTGACCGGGCTGCCGGCGCGATCAAGTCCGGCGGCACGACGCGGCGCGCGGCCAAGATGGTCGTGGTCGACGTCGATCACCCGGATGTCGAGGAATACGTCGGCTGGAAGGTCGAGGAGGAGAAGAAGGTCGCCGCTCTGGTGGCTGGCTCCAAGGCCACGAAGCGCGCACTCCAAGAGGTCTATCTCGCCAAGACCGACCCGAAGTCCGAAGGTCACCTGAAGCAGGCCATCCGGTCCGCCAAGGGCGCCTTTGTGCCAGAGTCCTACATCAAGCGCGTCATCGATCTCGCCGATCAGGGGGAGGAGTTCAGCTTCCCCGAGTTCGACGTCGATTGGCAGTCGGCCGCCTACGAGACCGTGTCGGGTCAGAACTCGAACAACACGGTGTCGGTCACCGACGACTTCCTCCAGGCCGTTCAGCTCGGCATGGATTGGGAGTTGAAGGCGCGCAAAGACGGCAAGGTCATGAAGACCATCAAAGCTCGTGACCTCTGGGATCAGATCTGTCGTGCTGCCTGGGAGTCGGCTGACCCCGGTCTGCACTTCAACACGACCATGAACGACTGGCACACCTGCCCGGCCGGCGGAGCGATCCGCGCGTCCAACCCGTGCTCGGAGTACATGTTCCTCGACGACACGGCGTGCAACCTGGCCTCGGCCAACCTGATGAAGTTCACCTCCCGACACGGCAATGGTCCGCTCGTGTTCGACGAGAACAGCTTCATCCACGCCTGCCGCCTGATCCAGATCATGCTCGACATCTCGATCACGATGGCTCAGTTCCCCTCGAAGGAGATCGCCCTGCTCTCCTACGAGTATCGCACGACCGGTCTCGGTTTCGCGAACCTCGGTGGCATGCTGATGTCGGCTGGTATCGCCTATGACTCCGACGAGGCTCGCGCCTTTGCTGGGGCTATCTCGGCGATCATGACCGGCGTGGCCTATCGCACATCGGCTGAGATGGCGCGTGAGCTGGGTGCGTTCCCGAAATACGAGGAGAACGCTGACTCGATGATGCGGGTGATGCGCAACCATTACGCCGCCGCAAACGGTTCGGTGCCGTATGTTGGTCTCTCGATCCGTCCGGACGCCATGGATTGGGATCACGAGTACCAAGACGGCCTGGCTCAGACCGCCAACGACATCTGGGACGAAGTCGTGACGATTGGGGAAATCGACGGCTTCCGCAACGCCCAGACGACGGTCATCGCCCCCACCGGGACGATCGGCCTGGTGATGGACTGTGACACGACGGGCATCGAGCCGGATTACGCTCTGGTGAAGTTCAAGAAGCTGGCCGGCGGCGGCTACTTCAAGATCATCAACCAGTCCGTTCCGGCGGCGCTCCAGGCGCTCGGCTATCCCGCTCGGGCAATCCAGGAGATCGTCGAGTACGCAACGGGTCGCGGCACCCTGCCGGCAGCGTTCGCAAATGCGGCGCGCTCTGCTGGGATCGAGCTGTCCGAGCAAGCTGTGCGCTCCGCCTTCACCATCCGCTTCTTGGCGGACTGGGGCAAGTTGGGCTTCAGCGAGCCGGAGATCGAGCAGGCTGACATCTACGCCTGCGGGACCATGACGCTGGAAGGGGCTCCGCATCTGTCGGCCGCGGAGTATGCTGTCTTCGATTGCGCCACCCCCTGCGGCAAGAACGGCACGCGATCGATCCACTGGAAGGGTCACATCAAGATGATGGCTGCGGTTCAGCCGTTCATCTCGGGTGCGATCTCCAAGACGATCAACATGCCGAACGATGCCAAGGTCGAGGACATCAGCAAGGCCTACATGATGTCGTGGAAGCTGGGGCTGAAGGCCAACGCGATCTATCGCGACGGCTCGAAGCTGTCCCAGCCGCTCAGCTCTGCCCTGATCGACGATCAGGGCGTTGAGGAGCCCACCATCGTCGAGGTCAAGCAGGACGTCGTCAAGGTCGTCGAGAAGCTGGTGCGCAAGCGCGAGCGGATGCCGGACAAGCGCGTTGGCTACACGCAGAAGTCCATCGTGGCAGGTCACAAGGTCTACCTCCGCACCGGGCAGTACCCGGATGGTCGGCTCGGTGAGATCTTCATCGACATGCACAAGGAGGGCGCAGCCTTCCGATCGATGATGAACGCCTATGCGATCGCCGTCAGCATCGGCCTCCAGTATGGCGTGCCGGTCGAGGAGTATGTCGACGCCTTCACGTTCTTCAAGTTCGAGCCGGCTGGCTTTGTCCAGTCCCACGAGCGGATCAAGAACGCATCGTCGATCATCGACTTCGTCTGGCGCGACATCGGCATCAACTACATCGGCCGCGATGATCTGGCTCACGTCACCCCCGACGAGAGCGAGAACACGTCGGTCGGCGTCGCCCAGGTGCCGGCGGCTGCCCCCGTAACGACGGTCGCACTGACCGAGGTGTCGGACGCAGCGTTGGAGAAGATCGCTTCGCAGCCGAAGCCGGCTCTGCCGGATCAGCGGACGATTGCGAAGCAGTCCGGTTACACGGGCGACACCTGTGGCAACTGCTCAAGCTTCCAGATGGTGCGGAACGGCACCTGCTTGAAGTGCGAGTCGTGCGGCGAGACGACGGGGTGCTCATGAGGTGGCACAAGCCTGACGCCGACGTGCTGAAGTGGACGGCGGTTTTTGCCGTTTGGTGCTTCTGCGCCTACGGCATCGCCCGCTGCATTGCGGGTCACTGATGCACCTGTTCGTCGCCAAGAGGAACAAGCGCCTCTGGATCATCGACAAGGAAACGGATCAGGCGGTCTACACGCCGCCTGATTTCGTCTCCCTCCCGTCGAGGATTCCCCTCCACTCTCTGGCGTTCGACCTCATGAGGCTCGGCCGCCGTGACATCAACCGTATCGCAGCATTCGAATGGGAGTTCAGTAAGCGAAATGTTCTCCGAACTCGAAATTGTGGATCGGTGCCTGTTACTGTTCAAGAAGCCCGGAAGGTGGACGCAGAAGAGCTGCGCACGGGATGGGCGTGGTAAGCCGGTCCCCGTATTCAGCAAAGAGGCTCGCTCCTTCGACATTGAGGGGGCGATCCGACGAGCTGCTGGTGAAGAAGATCGAGGCGCGTATGCGCGCTTCGTCCCATTAATCAAAGGTCAGCTGGGCAAGCACCCGTTCGACTGGAACGACCAGACGGGCCGTTGTCAAAAGGATGTGGTCCGCATGTTCGAGGATCTGGCTGACGAGTTCCGTTTTAAGGAGGCATCATGACCGTAGCGAACGACAACTTTACAGAGGCTGACCTGATCGAACTGGAAAGATCGGTCAACGCCCTGGTGGCTATCTGCCACAAGATGAACAAGCACTGGTGGATCGACCCGATCACCGGAGAAGACCTTCGCCAGAAAGACCTGATCGTCCCCACCAAGCTGCTGCTGACGGTCAGCGAGATCTGCGAGGCGATGGAGGCCGACCGCAAGGATCTGATGGACGACAAGCTGCCTCACCGCAAGGGACTCGAGGTCGAGCTTGCCGACGCCCTGATCCGGATCGGTGACCTGGGTGGAGCCCTGACGCTCAATCTCGGTGCCGCCGCCCGTGAGAAGTCTGCCTTCAACTTGGTTCGACCCGACCACAAGGCGGAGAACCGGGTCAAGAAGGGTGGAAAAAAGTACTGAGACAGCAAGTTTTCGCTTGCTTTCTCGTGTGCTTGAATGCAAATACTACTGCAAAGGAGAAGACCATTGGACTTGAATGAAGCAGAGAAGAAGGCCATCGATCTGGTGCTCAGTGAGATCGGCCTGCAGAACAAGATGTGGGGTCAGGCGAACGAAAGAGCGGACATCTCTCAGGGACAGCTCTTCGCTGGCGGTTTCGCTCAGCTCGAAGCCACCTTCGATCGCCGCTTCGGCTGGGATTTTGCCTTCAAGGCCGTCCCCGACACCTATCCGAAGGACTGGAGCGGCTTCCGCAGCTATGGCGGCGACATCCCGAACATCGTCGTCGGCGTCGCCTTCCTGGTCCAGGAGATCAAGCGCCTGCTGATGAACGGCGAAGACCCGACCCGCCTCGCCCGGACCGCAGAGCAGCCCTACAACCCGGCAACGGGTCTGCCCAACCCCATCGAGACGTAAGATGTACGGCGTCTTCCTCGCCAACCACATCCTCGACGGTCTCGGCCTCTACCTGGTCGTCACCGTCGCCGTCAAAATCGCCCGCGGTTACCCGCTCCACCGCTGGTTCTTTTAGTCACCTCGCGTTTGTTTGAATGCAACGCCTGCAAATGCAGGCTCCAAAGGAGAACTACATGAAGAAATTCTTCCTGATCGCGGCGCTCGCCCTCGTCGGCGCGCTCACGATGTCGGCGCCCTCCCACGCCCAGGCTGCGAAGTTCCGGCTCTGCACCGGCAACTCCGAGCTGAACTACGCCAAGGCCGGCCACTACCTGAAGCAGCGCGCTCAGAACGTGGACGTCGTCTACACGAAGGGCTCGATCGACAACCTCGACAAGATCGTGGCCGGCGAGTGCGACGGCGGCTTCGTCCAGTCCGACGCGCTGATGGTCTATTCCAGCCGCAACGCCAAGGCGATCTCGACGCTGGAGCGTGCCGGCGTGCTCTACCAGGAGCAGGTCCACATGATCTGCAACCGCAAGTACGACCTCGGTCGCATGGTGAACCTCAAGAAGGACATGACCATCGCAGTCGGCGTCGACGGCTCCGGCGGCAACACGACCTGGGCCGCCTTCGTCATGGCGGACAAGGATCGCTACGGCAAGGTCAGCACGTCGCCGCTCTCGGGTGACCGCATGCTCTCGGCAGTCGCTGACGGTTCGCTGGTCCAGTGCGGCCTGATCGTCACGGCGCTGAATGCTCCGTTTATCAAGAACGAAGTGCAGAAGGCCGGCGACACGGTGATCCTGGTGGGCACCGACGACCGCGACATGACCAAGACGGCGAAGGACGCTCGCGGCCAGGCTGTCTACACCTACGGTGAGATCCCCGCGGACACCTACCCGCGCATCCAGCCGTCCGGCACGGTCTACGGCACGAAGTCGGTTGGCACGGTCCAGGTCGACGCGGTGTTCGTCGCCAACGTCGATTGGATCAACGCTCACGAGGACGACTACAACAAGATCCTCCGTGGCTTCAACGCTGCCAAGCCCGACATCCAGAAGCTCGCGAAGCCCCAGTAATAGCAACGGATTGTATGGATAGAATCCATGCAATGCCCCCGGCGTCTAATTTGGACGCCGGGGCAGTTCCGGTAGACGCCTTTTGATTTGGAAATTTTTCGGAGTGCCTACGATGTCAGATAAGCAGAATACAGATCAAGAGATGCTCTCGTTCATCAGCGAGGCGCGTAAGTTCCTCAAGTTCGTCCAGAACCCCGAGTGGTCAGGCTCGGCTGAGCTGACTGACGACGAGCAGCTTGACGAGATGAAGACCCATCTCGCCAAGACCCGCGAACGATCCTCTCTCCCCGATAAGACCGTGATGCACTCGGTCCGCGACAGCGAGACCGGCCTGGTGCTGGCAATGACCGGCAACACGCCAGAGGCCGCCGAGCGCGCTCGCTTCCTGACGGGGCTGATGCGTTCGCTACCGCGCCTGCTTGGGGCGATCGAGGACTCGTTCGTCGATGCCGCGTTCGCGAATGAGCGCATCAAGGAGCTGATCACGTCCAACAACGAGAAGCTTTTTGAAAACCGGGCTCAGCGCGACGACATCCGCCAGCTCAAGGCTCAGGTCGACCTGCTCCTGAAGGCAGTGCAGATCCCGCCGGAGGCTGTGTGACATGTCATCGGAATTGTCAAAAACCATCGTGAAATTCCTCCCGCCGGAGGACGTCGGTGAAGATCAGTCCGGCTGGTGGATTCTTCACATGGAACCGCGAGACGACGGCGACATGGGGCCGAACGGCGAAGGGTACAGCTGGGACGCCGTTGGCCCATTCGACACTGAAGATGAAGCAAAGCGCATCCTGAAGGAGAATGCAAGCGCATGACAATCTCTGCAACGAAAATTTTGCACAGCATTTCGCCCGAGCAAATCGAACTGAAAACGGTACTTGCACGTTATCCGCGCTTCATCCATGCGGAAGAGCTGACGCACCGCGTTCTCAGCTCGACGCCCGACATGATCATCGAGATCAACGATGGCCTGATGTACGACCGCAATCTGTCACGGAACGCTTCCAGCTCCCGTGCGATCCCCGTGCAGCGGTTGATCGACGACATCCTGCGCGACACGGCGATGCCGATCCACTGGGGCAAGAACCAGAAGGGCATGCAGGCGGACATCGAGCTGACGGACTACATCAAGAACCCCTTTGCGAATGATAATGTGCTGCTTGGATCGCTGCTGTCTCCGCAGCAGATGTGGTGCGAGGCGCGCGATCATGCCATCGCATTCGCAAACGCCTACGACCAAGCTGGCTACCACAAGCAGGTCGTCAACCGTCTGTTGGAGCCCTTCTCCCACATCAACGTCCTGATCACGGCGACGGACTGGGACAACTTCTTCGAGCTGCGCGACCACAAGGATGCCCAGCCCGAGATCCAGGCACTTGCAGTCGCGATCAAGGAGGCGTTTGCAGACAGCGTGCCGCAGCAATTGCAGCCGGGCCAGTGGCATTTGCCTTACGTGACCGAACACGAGCAGGAGTGGCTGGAGCTGGAGACCCAGAAGAAAATCTCTGTCGCCCGCTGCGCTCGCACCTCCTACCTGACGCATGAGGGTAAGCACCCCCTGATTCAGCAGGACCTCCGCCTGTTCAACGACCTGGTAGGAGCCCGGCCGCTGCACGCATCGCCGGCTGAGCACCAGGCAACGCCTGACGTCTACATCAAGGGTCACATTGGCCCCTATGGCGAATACCGGGTCGGCCGCTGGCAGGACCAGAGCCTGCACGGCAACTTCCGCGGCTGGCAACAGAACCGCAAATCCATCGAACGACAAATCTACAAAGAGGCAGCATGACCAAGATCGCCAACGCTTACTATTCGGCAGTTGTTGCCCACAAGGAAGTCGACGGTCTCTACCACGCGACCTACGGCATCCCGGGACACTCGCCGGAGTGGGTGCTTGGCAGGAACGGACAGCCGGAGACATTTCGAGATCACGATCAAGCGATGCTCGCCGGCTTCCGTCTGATGGTGGCTAAATTGAACCGAGCCCGACACGAGCAGGACTTCCGCGTGAAGGGACACCAACACGGCAACAAAACGACGAGGGTTTGGATCGCGCCGACAGATAGCCGCGAACCGACCGTCGATCAGGTATTCGGAAAGAAGCAATGAGCAAGCAGCACTTCGTCAACTACACCATCAACGGGAAGCACTACCAGGTCGGCCCTTATGCTTCTCAGCCCGAAGCCGACACGCACTACCAAGACATCAAGAGCTACGCCGGTATCACCAACTGCTGGATTGGAAACACGCGGGACGCGAGCCGCATCCGACCCGGAGAGGCGCAATGAGTCTGACCGAGCAGTTGGAAGCCGCGAAGGCTGAGGTCGCCCGGCTCGAACGGATCGCGGCGACCGCCACCTGCCGGGAGCTGGGCTGCGACATGCAGACGTTCGGCGGCTGCTGCGCCAGCTGCGACGACAGGAAGGACACCTGCATCTGTTCGGTGCCGGTCCATAAATGCACCCGCTGCGGCGACTGTGACTATGGTGAGAACGAGGAAGCAGAGCGGATCAGGGCCGATTGCAAGCGGATCCGTGATCCGCTCTTTGAGACAGCCGATGCCTGAGTACGCAAACGACAACGCGGTCCAGACCGACATCGGCGTGATCAGAAGAGACACGCCGCTGCGGCTGGAAGTTGCCGCTCGACTCGCCTTTCCGGACGGGTCTATGAAACTGGCGAGCCTACGTCGCGAGATCGCTCGCGGTCGGCTCACCTACGAAGTGATCGCGGGCAAGCACTACACCACGCTCGCCAACATCGAGGCTATGAGAGAGTTATGTCGCGTAACAGCAAAGGCCCCCGTCTCTACAAGCGACCTTCCCGACGCGAGGGCGGCAAATTCAAACCTGCGATGTGGGTCGTCCGAGATAAGCAAAAGGTCGTCTCCACAGGAATTGCTGCGGGAGCGGATGAGACTGCGCCGCCAATCGAGGCAGAGCAGTTCCTGAGCAAATACCTGGCCGAGAAATTCGATCCTACTCGGCGCGCCAAGGACATCGCCAACATCCTGATCGGCGAGGTCCTCGTGATCTACGATCAGGACAAGGGCGGCGCCGACAATCCAGACAAGAACCTGTCCGGTCACATCGAGCGCCTCAATGAGTTCTGGGGCGACAAGTACCTGATCGAGGTCAACCCGAAGACCTGTCGGGACTACGTCAAGACCCGTCCTGGCATCGGCGGCGCACGGCGGGACCTCGAAGTGCTGCGCGCGGCCATCAACAATCACTCCGGCCAGAACCTGCACTTCGGCACGGTCAACGTGACGCTGCCGGCGAAGGGCGAGTCCCGCAAGGACTGGATCACGCGGCGCGAGGCTGCCGCGATCATCTGGGCTGCCTGGCGTTACCGCGAGGTCCAGACCATCCATCGCGGCGAGCGTAAGGGCGAAGAGGTCATCACCGACAAACGACCGCTTCGGCATGTCGCCCGCTTCCTGCTGATCGGCTGCTACACCGGAACCCGGGCCGGAGCCATCGCCTCAGCCTCGGTCAAGAAGGAGACGGGCAAATCGTTCGTCGACCTGGAGGCTGGCCTCTACTATCGACTCGCGATCGGCAAGCAGGCGACCAAGAAGCAGCAGCCCGTGGCACCGCTGCCGCCCCGGCTGCTGGCGCACATGCGGCGCTGGGTGGATCGCGGGATCGTCGCCGAGAACTTCGTCGAGTTCCGGGGCAAGCCGGTCAAGCGGGTCAAGAAGGGCTTCGCCAGCGCGGTGCGTCTGTCCGGGGTCAACGTCAAGGTCACGCCGCACACGCTGCGGCACACGGCAGCGACTTGGCTGATGCAGGCGGGCGTCGACGAGTGGGAGGCGGCCGGCTATCTCGGCATGTCAGTCGAGGTGCTGCGCGAGGTCTACGGCCACCATCATCCGGACTATATGAAGGGCGCCGTCGCAGGCATCACCAAGAAGACCAAGGGTTCCAAACCCAAGGAATCTGTACCCCAACCTGTACCCCAGAAGCGGTTGCAGAAATCAGCGTAGGAGATTATGATGTTGTTTCAAGGGTTTAGATGGTCGGAGTGGCAGGATTCGAACCTGCGACCCCTGCGTCCCGAACATAGGGGCAGGCCTATCCTGCATTGATTTTATTGGGGTTTTTGGCGTCTCTTGATCTGAACTTTCCCATTTTGTTCACGGTCATTCTGTACCCAATCTGTACCCCAGCCCAATCGTCCACCATCCGTTCTATCGAGGAAATCATGACCAAAATCGTGATGGCAATCGCCATGCTTGTGGCCACGTCGGCGCACGCCGCGAGCCCCTATCCTACCCCCACCCGTGACGGTCGGGAAACCCTCCGCCGGGAGGGCACCTGCCCGACTGGCTATGTCGGTCTCGGCAACAAGTGCGAGGCCCTACACCGGGACACTCCCCGGGCCTACCCAAAGATCAAGGGCGCACCCTGCCCGTCCGGCACCTTCTCCAGCGGCGACTTCTGCAAGGAGCTGCACTGATGGCCAAGGCCAAGCCGAGCCGGCGCGGGAACGCCGAGCTGCACGCCCAGGCCGTCGCCCTGTCCCTACATCCCTGGAACAACTCCGTGGGCGACTGGGCGGCCTTGGAGGAGGTCGTAACGCAACTGGGTGCGGCGGCACCCAAGGCGGCGAAGGAGGCTCTCGCGAGCCGGCAGCGCTCGATGAAGAAGCTCGCAAACCCCTTCACCGCCCGAGCGTGAAGCGTTGGGGCTCGCCGTGGTCGCGGCGGGCCCCGCTCAACCGATTAAGGACGAAGCGATGACCGAGACACTAGACCTGTTTGCCGACCTGCCACCCGTAAGGGAGGCCGGGCCGTCGCTCGACCTCTGCGCCCGGCAGATCGTCGTTGCGTCACTGCTCTACTACCGGCATGACCACTCGTTCATGTCGGACCACGCCTTCGACGACATGTGCCAGCGCGTTGCCGGCGCCTGGGGCGGACTCGATCCGGTCCGGAAGTTCATGCTTGGCTCCCCGGGAGAGATTCGGGCGAGCGGCTACCATGTGAAAGTCACCATGTTCGCTGAGAACGCTGCCTACGCCTGGATGCGGCAGAAGCGCCTTCAGCCGTCGCAGGTCGGTCGCATCACTGACTGGACCTTCGAGGCCAACCACCAGATCCACTGGGCGGGGCTGACATCATGAGGGTAGCCTTCGTCTCATGCGTCAAGACCAAGGCGCAGCAATCTGATCTGGCTGAGCACCTCTATATCTCTCCGTGGTTCCGGATGGCGGCAGAATACGCCCGGCGCAACTCAGACCGCTGGTTCATCCTGTCGGCGCTCCACGGCATGATCGAACCCCGCCATTTCATCGCTCCGTACGATGCGACGCTTAACGGGGCCAAGGTTGACGAACGATTCGACTGGTCTCTAAACGTCATTGATCAGATGGGCGCGTGGGACCTGAAAGGAGAGCTGGCAGTGGTGCTGGCCGGCGAGAACTATCGCCGGTTTCTGATGGACGAACTCCACAGGCGCTTCCGCAAGGTGGTGGTGCCGATGAAGGGGTTGATGATGGGCCAGCAGCTAAGCTGGATGAAAGGAATGATGACGTGAACGACAACGATTTGATCGGCCGGATCGCCGGTATAGCGATAACCCAGTTCAACGGGGTGGGGTTCGCTCACGGGGTATACTTCAAGGTCACCTCAGTTGAAGGGCCTGGGCAACTGCATGTGGTCTGCACCAATCCAGGAATGAGCAAACTGACCCGCACCATGCCGGCGGAGCAGCTTTGGAGGCAGCTCAGCCCCGAAACCGTTCAGGGACAACTCGAACCGCTCCATGACGAGAAGCTGGACTATGCGGCGAAGTGCTATCTCACGGAGCGGCAGGACGGGGAGAACGACGAACAGCTCAAGGCGAGGCTGACAGCCATCGGACTCGGTCCGAAGGGCATGAACTGACGGAAGAAGAAAATAATGAAGAAAGTTCTACTTATCACCACACTGGCGCTGGTGCCCACTGTCGGACTTAACGCCCGCGCTCGAGTCTCAGTGGGGGACGCGACCAGCGTCATAGCCGATGTAGCCTACGATCATTCCGTTTACTCGGATCTGATCGCGGCGACGGAGCACTGCCCGTTGGTCCTGGATATGAAGGCCTTCGACAAGAAGATGCCGGTTGGTGTGATGGCCATGGTCAAAGCGCTCAACGTCACCGAACAGGGCGAGGCCTGGTTCTCGAAGCGCGACGATGACTTCAAGAACAACCCAGCCAAGGAATGCGCCGAGGCCGAGAAGACCTACGGTTCCGAAGGCATGAGCCTGCTGAAGAAGAAATAGATGCCCTCTCCTCGAGTCTACAACATCCACCACGGCGATGCGCCGGCAGACGCGGTCTACATCGGCCGCGGCTCGCCCTACGGCAACCGGTTCGTCATCGAGGCGCACGGCGACCGGGACCAGGTCTGCAATCTGTTCGACTGCGAGCAGCTGCCGGACATGGACGTCTCGTCGCTCGTCGGTCGGAACCTGAAATGCTACTGCGCGCCGCACCGCTGCCACGGCGATTCGATCCTACTGAAGGCGAACTTCCGCGTGGTCGTGTTCGGCGGTCGCAGCTATGCCGCCAAAGGCACCCTGTATCGCGGTCTCGACGCGCTCCATGCGCGTAGGCGGATTACATGCATCGTTGAGGGGGAAGCGTCAGGAGCTGACAGGCTGGCTCGCCAATGGGCTGAGGACCGTGGTGTCGAGTTCGATCCCTACCCGGCCGATTGGGGTAACATCGATCGGCCGGGTGCCGTCGTCAGAAGAAACAAGTATGGCAAGCTCTACGACGCGCTGGCCGGCCATATACGCAATGAACAAATGTTACGCGAGGGTCGCCCTCAGTTCGCTGTCGCCTGTCCGGGCGGCACCGGTACTCAGGACATGACCGTCAGGTGTCTTCAGTTTGGCCTATCCCCAATGAGCCCTGAAGACATCGCAGCTTGAGCAGCTCCGGGATGCCGATCGCGGCGGCAATGTTGATCGCGAAAAAGAGCCACTCGCTGAATGTTGGTATCGTTGGTACCAGGATCGGTTCCACACAGCAAAGGTTGTTCACAATAAGAGCGAGGACGCTGAGCAACAGCGCGTAGTTCCGGCCGAAGGCAATGGCTGAGGCGCAGACGCCAACGGCAAGCATCACGTCGACCCTCTTCTCGTATTTGAGAATGTCGAGAAGCAACGCGATCGGCGCGGATACGGCGACCGCAGAGATGCCGAAGGTCAGATAGCCGACCTTCAGCTTGCGTCGCTTCTGAACCGGAGCTGGCGGATCACTGCTCGACGGCACCGACTCCGGGCCGAATGTGTCGAGGTCGATCGAATTGCTGCCCGAGAACCAGGCCGGCTCGGCACCTCGGTCCAGCGACGCCCATAGATCGTCGATCGCAGTGCGCAGGCGCTCCTGCTTCACAGATACGAGGATGCATTCATCATCTCTGGACTGCGCAACGAACCTGTCGCCCAAGCGGGCGATCAAATAGTTCCGGTAAATGGTGGTCATGATGCCCCTCAAGCTGCGGCGCGAGCTGGCATCCCAACCGTGGGCCCTAAAGGGAATAGGGATACCTTCGCGGTCTGGTCCACGACGAGCATCGCCTCCGAGGCGGCATCGAGATCGACAAGGTCCTGTGCCTCATAGATCCATGAGGGCGCGGCCACTTTGCCCTCAAGAGCGTTCCAGAGGGTGTCGATCGAGCGGGTGAGGCGCAGCAGGTTCTTCGATCTGAGTTGCAGGGGTTCCTCATCCTGGGGCTGGGCGCAGAAAGCGCTCCCGTCATGGCTGATGACGTAGGAGCGGTATTCGAATGACGTCTGCATCTTTTCTTTTCTCGTTGTCTGCGGCCCAACAGGGGCGCCTTTCTTCTGTGTTTGCTAACGAGATTTGCACACAAATGCAAGTGGGTATCATGTTCCGTAGAATTACGGCTTGTTGATGAACGGGAGATAAAACTCCTCAAATTGTAGGCTGTTCCCGCCACAGCCGGAACTGGAACCGCCCCTCGACAACTTCTTGCATTCCGCTTCGATTTGCTCTAATGCAAACGGAGAATGCAAATACAAAAAAAGGGGTAGATCGAACGTGTTTGGAACCGGCCTCAGAGCTATTTTGAAAAGGGTTTTGCCTGTGTTTCAGGCAAAGGTCTCCGTGACCGTTCCCGCGCAGGAACTGTCAAACGCCTCAACCACAGTTGTGAGCGTGGTCGAACTGCCGCCCGCTCTGACCGAGAAGTCAAAGCGGTTCCGGCGCACGAAGGCGGAACTGGAACTCGGTCTCACGATCGAGCAGGCGATGGCGGCTCGCGCCAATCTGCCGCAGCCCGAGGTCAAGGCCGTCGAGCGGAAGGTCGTGAAAGCCTCAAAGCCTGTCGAGATTAAGGCAATGAAGCGCTTCAAGCGCACGAAGGCCGAGATCGACGCTGGCCTCTCCATCGAGCAGGCCGCTGCCGCTCGCGGCGTGGCGCTGCCCGGTCAGCAGAAGAAGATCTACGTCGAGCGCAAGGTCGAGGTACAGCCCGTCAAGACGGACCTGATCCAGACGCTCTCCCCGCGCATCCAGGCCCGGGCCAACGTCATGACGACGATGCGCCGCCGCGGTGTTCAGGGTGCGATCACCACCGAGATGCTGGACCTGGCCGCCGATGCGGTCGCGGCCGGCAAGGTCACCAAGTGCGAGCCGTTCGTCGGCAGCGACGGCTTCAACCACTTCACGCAGCAGGAGACCAAGTAATGGCTCGGCATTTCAAGAAGTCCTGGACCCACTTCTTCCAGGCGATCAAGGCCGGCCAGAAGCTGCACGACGTGCGCGAGGATGAGGGCTTCCAGATCGGCGACATCCTGGTGCTCCAGGAATACGACAACATCAACGGTCGCTACACGGGCGAGGAGATCGAGGTGGAGGTGAGCTACATCACCAACCGCACCGTCCCGTGCGCCTTCTCCAGCGCCGTGCTGCAGCCGGGCTACTGCATCCTGAGCCTGAAGGTGCTGGCATGACGAAACGTTCACAGCTCTGGTGGGACCAGTATTTCTTGGGTCTCGCAAAGTCGACCTCGGCCGCGTCGAAAGACCCGAGCACGAAGGTCGGCGCCGTCATCACGCGCCCAGACAGGACCGTGGCGTCGCTCGGCTACAACGGCTTCCCGCGCGGCATCGCCGACACGGACGAGCGCCTGACGACCCGCGAAATCAAGTACGACCTCGTCATCCACGGCGAGATCAACGCGATCCTGACCGCCCGCGAGCCCCTGCACGGCTACACGCTCTACACCTGGCCGTTCCTGACCTGCAAGCGCTGCTCTCTCCACGTCATTCAGACCGGTATCACCCGCGTGGTCGCGCCGGAGCTGCCAGAGGAACTGAAGGAGCGATGGAAGGACTCGCTCGCTGAGGCGCAGGCCGTATACGCCGAAGTCGGAGTGATCTGCGATCTGATCTGCACGACGAAGCCGGCGGAGGTCTGATGCGGCTCGCTGAGTGGCCCCTGCCTTACGTGCGCCTGAAGTGCGGCAGCTGCGATCGAGAGGGGCGGATGAATATCTCCGGCCTGATCGACCGCTTTGGACCGGACCGCGAGATGTTCATCGTCCGCGAGAAGCTGACAGAGCCCGGCTGCAAGCGGCCGGACAAGAAGCAGCCCTGTATGTCCACCCTGCCGGATGCCACGCTCGTGCAGGCTATCCTCGCAAAGGACGAGGCGGACGTCGTCGATCGGACCAAGCTCGTCGAAGCCCGCGAGTGGAAGGAGAAATTGAGGAAGTGATGAAGATCTGGAAGCGCTTGAAGCGCAAGGACATGTGCCCGGTGAAGCGAAGAGCAATCGAGTTCCTGGAGCGAGACGACGTAGCTGCCGTGGAGATCAGCGAAGCTCGCGGCGCCGGCAATATCACCATGGTGCAGATCAGGGCTGTCAAAGGCCGGGCTTTCCGTGCCCAGTGGCTTGCTTGAATGCAAATGCTCATCAAGCCATTCCCCACCATGCCGGCCGCTGCCTTCAACCTCGCTCCGTTGAAGGAGAACCACTACGGGCTCGCGAAAATCGATCCGCCGTGGACGTTCAAGACCTACTCCGACGCCGGAAAGGGCAAGTCGGCGGAGCAGCACTACGACTGCATGACGCTCGAAGACATCTTCGATCTGGATGTCGAGCGCCTCGCTCACCGCGACGGCATGTGGGTTTGGCTCTACGCGACTGCGCCGATGTACGACGCCGCTCGCGAGTGCTTCAGACAGTGGAACGTCACCTACGTGACCCAGGGTGTGTGGGTGAAGATGGTGAAGGACATGAGCCGGCCGACCTTCGGCACCGGCTACGTGCTCCGCAACTGCCACGAGCCCTTCCTGATCGGGAAGATCGGCAAGCCCCGGATCCACTCCCGCAACATCCGCTCGGCGATCCTTGAGACGCGCCGCGAGCACTCCCGCAAGCCAGAGCAGGGCTACGTCGAGGCCGCAAAGATGGCTGGGCCATATCCGAAGGCCGATATCTTCGCCCGCGTGCAGCGACCTGGATGGGACGCCTGGGGCAACGAGATCACGAAGTTCGACAACGACAACATCAAAACCGCGGAGATCGCAGCATGACCGAGCAGACCAGCGTGACCATCAAGGAAGTGACCAAGCTGATCGCCGGTCCCATCAAATTCGTGGCCGTTCGCCCTGACGACGGCACGGAAGCGCAGCACCCACTGACGTTCAAGATGACGTTCGGTGACAAGGTGCTCGCCGAAATGGGGGAGCAGGCCGCGCGTCTGTTCGCCTCCCAGGTCCAGCAGACCCTCGCTCGCGAATACGACGACGAGTGGACCCGTCTGCCGACCTACGCAGCCGTAGAGGCTGATCGTCGCGACGTCGCTGCACGTCGCCAATCCAACGATGCGGCGGCGCCGGCTGGCTGGCCTGACCACATCGCCTAACAGGAGAGTATCTTGAGAAAACTGAACACGGCGCTCATTGGCGTCGCGATCCTCGCTTTGTCCTTTTCGGCCGCAGAGGCCCGTCCGAGGCATCATCACCATCACCACCACGCCCGCGTGGCCAAGATCAACGTCACCGAGCCCCAGGATCTGTCGTTCTTCGGCAGCTTCCAGAGCGCCAGCAGCGACGTCGTTGGTCGCGCTCGCCAGTTCATTGGAGAGTCCGCGCACCAGGTCGGTGTGCGCTCGACCCTGTGGTGCTCCGCATTCCTGCGCAAAGTCACAGGCGCTCAGGACGTCGATGACCGCGCCCTCTCCTGGGAGAAGCATCAGCACATTGCTCCGCAGGTCGGCGCAGTCGTGACCATGGGCCGTCGCGGTGGCGGACATGTCGGCGTCGTCTCTGGCTTCACCGCCAAGGGCGATCCGATCGTCATCAGCGGCAATCACGGTCACCGCGTGGCTGAGAGCGTCTATCCGCGTTCCCGCATCCGCGCCTGGCTGTCCCCGACGTGACGGAGTCGCGTGAAGAGCGATTGCGAATTGTGGCGCACGGCAAATGTCGTGCGTCACCTCGCCACTTCGAGAACAGGACCAAGTACGTGCCGACCGTTGGCGGCATGGTCTGCCAGCTCTCGGAGGATGAAGAGGATTGTTACCCCACGAGCAAGAAAGCCGTGGTCGCAGCAGAGGCCTTCCGCGACGAGGCGCGGGAGAAACTTCAGGAAGAATTTGGAGGGTGAGATGGCGAGTTGGGATCATGACGACTTGCGCGACAAGTCGGGCACCACATTGGCAGAGGCCAACTGCAAGGGTGACATCAGCATCGGAAGCGGATGCCGAAAGTGCCCGCGCTGCAAGGAGCAGCTGAAGAAGATGGAGGGCATCTTCTTCGAAATCGGCGAGCTACCAGCGCAACAGGATCAGTGGGACGAGAAGATCCGCGGCAAGAAGATGTCCGACGCGACGGGCCGCGTGATCTTCAAATACCAGATGCCGGTGCTGGAGCAGTTCACGATGCGGCTGCCGAAGGGCGCCGAGATCATCCGAATGCAGGACCAGGGCGGCATGTTCTGGCTGTGGGCGATGGTGCGGACCGACGTTCCCGACGAGGAACGCAAATTCTGGGCGTTCAAGTGCGGCGGCAAGATCCCCGACGATCTGAACCTCCGCTACGTCGGCTTCTGCGCCGTGTTCGTCCAGCAGGAGCTGGGCCTCTACATCTTCGAGGAGATCGCCTGATGGGACTGTACGGCACCGCACCTGTTGACCTGGGACTCATCAATCTCTCGCCGAAGGAGATGATGTTCTGGATGTACTGCCCGATCAAGCAGCCGGGCAACTACGGCGAAAATATCCCGGCGAACCTCGAACAGTTTCAGCCGATCGTCGACGAGGTGTTCCGCGACCTGCAACGCATCAGCGGTAACGTCGGACGCTGGATGGACAGCTACGTCTACCTGACAGCCAAGACGCTGTGGGTCTCGAAGGACAACCCAGGCAATCGCCCGGGCTGGCACTCTGACGGCTTCATGACCGAGGATCTGAACTACATCTGGTCCGATCGGAACGGGACCGAGTTCTGGCAGCCGGCTGAGCTGATCGAGTTCACACAGGATCACCACGCCTCCCTGGCGGAGATGGAGGTCGCCTCCAGCGGCCCGATCGTGACCTATCCGGACAAGCATCTGCTGCGCTTGGACGAGTCCGTGATCCACCGCGTGGCCGAGAACTTCACGCCGGGAATGCGGACGTTCGTTAAGGTCTCCGTCTCAGAGCACCGCTACGACCTCGAAGGCAACTCGATCAACCACGCCTTCCCGAAGTGGGACTACGTGCCTCGCGGAGTCGAGCGTAATCACACGACATCGGAGGGGTGATGGGGATCCACATCAGCCTCTACCGCAACACCTGCGACGACCATCCGGAGTGGGACTTCTGCCGCCACTCCGGCGACAACCAATTCCCGGCCGTGCTCCGGAATTGCGAGACGATCACGAAGCCGGGCGACGAGGACATGATCAGACCTGTCTTCGTGAACCAGCTACGCGCCGGCATCCGGGAGAGCAGCCTGGAGCAGCCCGATCGCTTTCTGCACCTCTGCGATCTGCTCGAACGCGACACCGACTACTGGATTTACTTCGGATTCTGACATGCCAATTCGTTACCAGAAATTCATCAGGAGGCAGGACCTCCGCAACAACCGGGACACGTTCTACGTCTTCGGCGACAACATGCAGCGTGTCGGCTACGGCGGGCAGGCTCGAGAAATGCGTGGCGAGCCCAACGCGATCGGGGTCGTGACCAAGTGGGCGCCGAGCAACGACAACGTCGCCTTCTTCGATGACATGCCGGACTGCTTCGCCCAGGTCAGCTTCGATCTGGGACGTGTCCAGGGACTCCTGGACGCTGGCAAAACCATCGTGGTCCCGGAAGACGGGATCGGCACCGGCCTGGCGCAGTTGCCGCGCCGGGCTCCGAAGCTCGATGCCTTCATCAAGGCCTGGTTCAAGGAGCGTGCAGCATGAAGTGGCTCTGCTGGATCATCGGACACTGGAATGTCTACGGGCCGTGGAGACGCGGTCAGCGCCACTGGCTGCGGGCGAACGCCTGCTGTCGCTGCGGGGAGCTGGACCACTGGCAAGTCTCCCGCACCAACTTCAAACCGTTGGATGTGTCATGAGCGGCTGGACCAGACACGACGATCGCAACGTCATGAGGGCTGAGGAGGTCAAGCACCGTTTCGGCAGGACGATGGGACGATGCCCCTTCTGCAAATCAGATTGGGTCGGACTCTACATGGGCCCGAACCCGCACGGCACCTGCCTCGAATGCGGCGCAGATGGCCCGCTGCCGAGGCGACAACGAACCGCGGACAACTATTACGAACGACACTTCGCAGCTATCGATGGATGGAACTTAGCAGCATGAGAGAGACGGTTTACGGATATCCCCTCGTCGACGTGATCACGATCCTGGACTACCTGGGTTACGAGGTGCGCCACAAGACCGAGGCCAAGCGAAAGCTGGAGTTCGGGCGCTCTCACCCGCTGCCGCGTGGCGAGGAGGATTTCAAGAAGGAAGCCTTGGAGCGCATCCGCCAACAAATCACCCTGGACGATCTGCGGTTCTCAACCGAGAAGCTCCGCGAGGCCGGGGACAGTTTCCTGCCGGACACGATCTCGCGGGCCACGTTGCGGATTTTCTAAAGGGTCTTGACCAGCTCTCGCACGTCGACCTGGGGCCGGTTGCTTCTGACCGGCCCTGTGGGCTTCAGCTCTCCGGTCGCGCGCTGGACGAAGATCTTGCCGATCTCGGCCCAGATTTGCTCCGGGGTGATCACCTCAGCGTCACCCCGTGTCAGCTTCATGTTAATGAGGCGCATTTCCTCTCCAGTTCCTTATCCAATGCGTGGATCTGACGCCACATGTCCTCGATCCTCTTGAGGAGGATCTCCTTGGTGAGCTGCTCCGGCGGCTTCTCCGGCGTCGGGTCCGGCAGCGCGTATGCGCAGTCGGCGCAGATGACCGCCCGCTTGTCCCCGATGAACGTCTTGTCCTCCAGGTCCTTGCAGCCGGCGCCGTGACAGTGGTTCAGATAGCTCCCCGGCGCCCAGCCGAAGCGCTGGGGCCGCCTGTCTTCCTTCCAGGCCAGTGACATCAGCGTGCGAACCCGGTCGCCAGCGCCAGCCCTGCGGCTGCTGCAATGGCCTTCCGCGAGTTGGCGAAGCTGGTCAGCTGCGTCCTCTTGAAATGCTCGGCCATGGCCTTGTCCAGATCGGCGTAGAGCGTCTCCAGATCGCCGTCGTTGTGGATGACGAAGTCCGGCTTGATCAGGTCGATGCGCTCACTCGGATGCACTCCCCACATGATGCCGAACTTGTCGAACAGGAACTCGCCGAGCTTGTTCTTGAACTTCGCCGGGCGGGTGCCGGGGCGCTTGATCATGATGACCACGCCGCCGAGACCGCGGATCGCCGCTGACTCGTTCGGGAAGCGGACGGAGTCGTTCATTACGGACTCTCCATCTTTCACGCCGGCAGCCCAGGTGTTGGACCACAGGTCCTCGCCGATCAGCTGGCGTCCCCACTCGGTGCCCAGCGTGATCTGCGCGTAGCGCGAGGTGACGCCGAGGCACGGCACGACGGTCTCCTTGAGATCGCCCTCCAGGTAGCGGGTGATCTCGGCCGACTCCATGCCGTTGGCCTGCATCAGCACCGCGAGCATGGCCCGCAGCGGCTCGGCGATGTGCTTGCGGCGCACGCCGTACTTCTTCTCCAGGTACAGAGCCGCCGTCGTCTTGCCCGACTGCGCGAAACCCGAGAGACCGATAACCGTCATTTGCAATTCCTTCCTTTGCATTCAAACAAGCGTTCAGGCAGCGAGCAGCTGCCGCGTCAGATCGATGGCGTCCCACAGCGTGGTGACGCGGTAGCCGATGATGTGGTTGACCATCGCGTGCTCGTGCGGATTCGAGCCGTCATCTTCCATGGCCACCACGATCGGGATGCCCTGAGAATCGGCCCAGGCCAGCTCAAGCACGGTGCCGATCGAGACCTTCGTGGCGCCCAGCAGGTTGACCAGCAGCACGTCGCAGCGCATCGCGTCCCAGCGGTCCCGGACCGTGAGGCCCTTTGGCGTTGACATCGGCGACTTCAGCCGCTCGGTCTCCTTTGCGGCGTCGGTGAACACACCGATCGCCTTCATGTGCTCCTGCTCGCGCAGGGGGGAGAGCCCCTTGATCCCGAACTGCGAGAGTTCCGCTTTCGCGTACTCCCGCCAGTCGGTGGCGCCTTCGAAGTTCAGACCTGAGATCGGGCCGGCGAGATAGACGAGCATTGAAGCCTCCTTATTTGCATTCATGCAAGCGATCAGGCAGCCAAAGACCGTGCGGGCACCCGCACGACCCGGCGTCCCGGACGCCACTTGCCCTTCTGCATCGTGAGCAGCGAGCGCTTCCCGTCCGGATACTGAATGGTCACGGTGACCGCCCAGCCCGACAGGCCCTTGTTGTAGCCGTGGCGCAGGTTCATGACGCCGGAGACGTACACGCCCTCCATGATCTCGGGGCTGTGTTTGTCACCGATCGACATCTTGCGGCCGGCCTTGGCGAAGCCGTTCACGGTGCCACGAGCGCCGTTCGCGCCGCGGAAGCCGTGGTTGCCGACCTCGATGCCGTCGATCAGGTAGCTGTATCCATCGACGCACCACTCCACCAAGCCACCCAGCTCGGGCCGCTTGAGGCGCACGGCGTGCTCCAGCAACGAGAACCGCGGCAGCGGCATGTCGTTGTCCAGCGCGTAGGAACGCTGCTCGACGTAGTTGAGGTAGGCATCCTCCAGCTTGAGTCCGTAGCGGACGTTCGTGCCGTCCATACGGTACCTGCCCTCGCGAGCGTACTTCTCCAGCGCCAGATCGTGGTTGCCCTCGGCTATGATCGCCTTGCGGTTCTCACGAGCCAGCAGCGACAGGAAGTCACCCACGCCCTCGACCTCGTTCTCCACGCTGTCACGGCCACGAATGGCCATCTCGTAGCTGTGGGCGTTGTCGTGGATGTGGTGGTGGTTCCTCGCCTCGTTGTCGAAGATGTCGTGCAGGATGATGTTCTCGGGATCGAGAACGTCCACCAAGCTGTTGCGGAGCTGCGCCTTTCCGCCACGCATGTCCCATCCGAAGATGGCCATGCAGTTGGTCTGGTCGATCTTGCGGACGTGGATGTCCGGCATGGTGACAGCCTTGACGCGATGGCCGACCGTGACCTCGGCGTTCGCCACGTAGGCGTCGAGGTCGTAGAACGAGCCGTCGTCGTCGTTCGCCGTGATCTGCCGGCAGAAGATGTCGCCATCCTCGTCGAACTGAACCACGGTGGCGCCGATGATCTGGTGGAAGATCGACTTCACGCCCGCCTTGCGGGGGATGATCTTCGGTCGCGTGCAGGCGCCCGACGTCATGACCTGGTGGGCCTGGATCGTCGGATCGGTGGACGGGACGGACTTCAGCTGGCGCTTGGCGTGCGGAAACACGGCCCAGCGGCCCCGGCTGTACGTCACCAGGTCGGAGATCGGCTGCGACGCGGTCGGCAGCGTGTTCATCTCGCCGCAGAACACGAAGTTGTCGCCGATCTTCATCTGGCCAAAGCACAGGTGCTCAGCCAGCTCGGGGGCGTACTCGCGCGCCTGCGGGTCGTTCTCGGACCACCACTGCGTCTCGTAGGTCCAGGGGCCGACGATGATCTCGGCGTCGATGTAGGCTGCATAGGCCTGCAGATTGACCCAGAACTCCTCATGGAGGAGAGCGTCATTCTGCGCGCCCGTGAAGATGAAGTTCCGGTTGCGGGAGTCCTTGATGGCGTCGACCTTCAGGGTGTCGACCATCCAGGTCCGCGGCCGGCCTTCCTTCTCCACGTAGCGACGGTGCTTCTGCGACCAGGTACGCAGCATCGGCGTGTCGACGATGACGGCATCCGGGTTGATGACGGGGTATTTCGATCGGGTGATGAGTTCGGTAACCTCGGCCGAGAGCGTCTTCGCCCGGATCAGCGGGTCGACTTCTTCGGCGGACAGTTCTTCGCCACCTGAGGTGACGGTAGCCTTGGGCTCAGGCGGAACGTACAGCGACCAGTCGATCGCGAAGTTCTCTTTGCGCTTGCGCTTCAGCGCCTCTTCAGCGCGAACCCAGTTCGGATAGTTCAGTCCTTCGACGCGCTCCGCGGTTTTGGTCGCGGAGGCAATGCCTCCACGCGAGCCCTGCGGGTGATAGCCCTGCTTCAGCAGATCTTCGATGACCTGCTTTCTGCGAGCGCGTTCTTCGGTAGCGAGCGGTTGAAAAGTCATTTTGCCCTGTGGTTGGTTGGGAACCCGGAACCACGAGGGAGTGCCTACCCCCGAGATTTCGGCCTCGGGGATAGCACAGAATTTGCATTCGTGCAAATTTACGGATGCAAACGGTAGCGGTCAAGCCTTATTTTGAGACAGCTTGATCATGTCCACCATTCGGTTGACGATGAGGTCTGGCATCTTCATGACCTGCTCGGACAAGCCGTCGATCCGCTCCGTCAGTCGGGCCTCGATCGAGCGCACGGTATCCCAGGAGGCGTACTCCTCGGCAACCTTGAGCTTGAAGTCGTTGAGGGCCTTCTCGGCCTCTTCTGCTTTCTTGGCTGCGGCAGTCCCGGAAGCCTTGGCGTCAGCAACACCAGCGGTGATCTTGCCTTCGACCCGGTACCAGACGCCGGAGAAAATTCCGAAGAGGACTCCGAACGGCCCGATGTAGGGCAGCATGTCGGAAAATTCGGACATTAGAGGTAGCCTTCCGTTTCTGCTCGATCGAGCAGGGCCATACAGGCCTTGGTGTCTTCGATGTTGGTGTTCGCGTTGATCAGAGCCTGCCGGTACCGGGCCAACACAGCGCGGGAGTCCATGCCGGCCTTGATGGGCGGCAGTTCGACCGTCTGTGCGACCTTGAGGCACGGCGTGACGTCCATCCGGGCTTCGAGCGGGACTCGATTACCGGATGTTTGACAGGCTGCGAGCATCAGCGGGAGACAGCACATGACTGCCACCCTTCGCAGGCCGGTGAGCCAGCTTCGCTTCATAGTCCTTGACCTTTTTTTCGAGTTTGGCTTTCGCCTCTTCGGACTCAGCGAGCTGGCTTTTCAGCTCGTCTGCGCGCTGATCGGCTGCGCTGTCGTCCGGACACTGCGGGTGACGGGTCTCTTTCGGACCATTGCACTGCCAATAGGGGATCTCGGGCTGCGGGGCCGGTTTGGCCGCCCTCTCGTCAGCTTGAGCGAGATCTTCTTTGAGCTGCCGGACCTGAGCCTTCAGGTCGGCTTTGCCAGCGGCACCCAGGTGATGGGCGTAGCCGGCGACAACGGCGAGGACGAGCAGGGCCGCGATGGCCTTGCCCTTCCAGCCGGTGAACAGTCCCTGGGCTCTCGCCCAATAGAACGTGACCGCAGCCCGGAAGGCGGCGGCTTTCTCCAATGCGTTATCCAAGATGGACTCCAGTCTGATGGTCTTGCAGGCGATGCTTGATGACGTCGCCGTAGAGCTTCCAGGTGACGAACCCGACCGCGATCACACCGACCCACCAGTAGGGAGCCAGCGCGCTCGCGAGATTGTGGACGCTGTCCATGATCCCCTGGAACTGCTGGACCTTGTCGACCATGCCCTGCGCCTTATCGAGCATGCCGCTCTGCTGAGCGCCGCCGAGAGCGCCAGCACCGACCATGATCTTCGACATCAGCGAACCCTTGTCGGCCGTGGCGACCGTCTGCGAGCCCGCGGAGCGCAGGTCGTCAACGGTTGCGGAGGCTCGCTCGGGAGCGATCTCGCGCTTGTCCTCGGTCTTGTCGAGGATGGCCGTGGTCTCGTCGTTCGGGTGGCCGGTGATCTTCAGGCCCTCGCGCCGCTGGAATGCGGAGCAGGCGCCCGTGGTCAGGTCACCCCACTCGCCGTCGACCTTGCCGATGCTGAACCCCAGCTCCTTCAGCTTGGTCTGATAGACCAGCGTGATGGTCTTACCGGGCTTGGGATAGAACTCGCCGCTCGCGATCTGACCGAGCCGGCGCTCCCAGCGCTCGTCCGCAGTCTTCATGCGGGTGTCGTAGTTGTTCTGCTTGTAGCCGGCGCCGTTGTAGCCGCGGGCGAACGAAGCGAAGTTCTTGGCCACCAGGAACTTGTCCAGGTGGTTCACGGAAATCTCGCGGACCAGCGCATCGACCTGCTCGGCGATGCCCTTCGACAACTCCTCGACCATCGCGGTCGCGTTGGGATAGTGCAGACTCTCGGCATTGAAGCCCATGGTCTGACCGAGACCCCAAGACGCCGCACGGTTGGCGACCTCCTCGTCGATCGCGCGAGCCTTGGCGATGACATTGAGCCGGCCGGCCGACGTGCCCTGATCCTTGTACTGGGTGTTGCGGCTCCACTTCGGGATCGCCAGACCCGCCATGATGGCGGCCTTCAGCTTGCTCGGCTGATGCTTCGTGAGTTCCGAATAGAACTTGTGACGCTCGAACAGCAGCGAGGGCGTGTGGTTGTCCTGTTCGAACGGCTTGCCGGACGTCTCGCATTCCACGACCGCAAGCAGGGCAGACGCGGGCCAACCCTTGGCCTTCGCCGCCTGCACGATGGCGTCGATGATCTCTTGACTGAACATGTGATACTCGTTGGTTTACTGGGTGAAGCCGCCCTGATTGATGGCGTCGATGTCGCTCTGCGACAGATCCCAGCGATTGACGTCGGGGTGGAGACGCAGATATTCGCCGAGCGTTTCGCCCGGGCCTGGCGTCATGAACTCCTTGGATGCTTCCTCGTAATTCGAGCCGTCACCCGGCGCCTTGCATTCCATCTGGGACTTGATGCCGGTGCTCTTGACGTAGGTGTGGGTGACTTTGTCGATGACGTATGAGCCGTTGATTCCGTCCCGCATGCCGGTTACGAGCAGCGTCTGCTGATCCCTGATCCAAGGATCTCCCTTGGCGAGGTCAAACGTTGCCTGAACCTCGGCACGCTTGAAGTTCTCCGCCTGAGACGAAGCCGCAGCCTTTGCCTCAGCCTCGGAGTTGAAGAGCTGGCCGATGTTGAACGCGCCGCCGAACTTCTTCGCCAGACCGACGCCGCCATCTCCGCTGGTGATAGCCGAGCCCACCCATTTGCGGACCATCTCGTCCTTGTCGAAGTACGACGCCTTGACCTCGCCGTAGCCCGGCTTGCTGGTGTATCGGACGTTCCAGGTGCCGAAGTGCTCCGGGTGCAGCACGAGCGTCGGCAGCACCGTTCCGCTTGCGGTAGCGGCACCGTCACGCTTGACGAACATCAGCTTGCCGTCGACGACCTTGGCCACAGCGCCAGTGAGACGCTCCAGCTCGTGGATCATGTGAAGGTTGCTGGTGATCTGGTTCTTGAAGGGGATCTGGATGTCCGAAAGACCGCCGGAGATTGCCGTTCCGAGACCGGTCTGACCTGCCATGTGGCCGAGGATCTGACCAACGGTGAAGTTGGCGAACTCCCGGATCGCTGGAGCTTTCTGAATGTCGCTCGATCCGGTGGACTTGCCGACCATCTTGATGTTCCTCGGCGGTCCAAGGAACGAGACGTCATCGATCTCGAAGGTGCCCATGTAGGCGAGGCCGACCTCTTCGTAGCCGAGCCAGATCTGAAGATCTTCTCCGACCAGCGGCCGGGATACCCTCCAGTCGCGATCGTCGACGAGGATCGTGCATTGGTCGTCGTTGCCGTTGCCGGACTGGAGATCGACCCTGATCTGGAGAGTCCGGTCGTTGAGCCGGCCCGTGATGTCCTCCGCGCCTTTGTAGACCTGGAAGATCGGGGTGTAGCCGGTGGTCACGCATGCCTCCTAAAAACAAAAGGCCGCCCCGAAGGACGGCCAGATACGCGATCGCGTATAATTTCGGTTTATACGCAAGTGCGTATGAACTACTTCCAGAGGAAGATCTGGGGAATGACCGGAGGTCTCGTGAGCTTCTTCGGCGGCTCCGGGAGATTGATCGAGAGACCCATGGGCAGCACGATGCCGCGAAGCTCGATGCCGTCGTTCTGCTCGATCACCCACTCGACGATGTCGTTGTCCGACGAGCCGTAGCGGGCGTAGCAGATTCGGTCGAGTCGATCGTAGAGCTTGGTGATGTACGTCGACATTAGCTGGTCACCACTTCACTGAGGAGGTCTGTGGCCGACGCGAGGTCGTCGCCGTAGCGCGTCAGCTCCAGGGAGAAGTCGATCTTGTGAGCGATACCGATCGGACCGATCTTCTGCTCGGTGGTCCGCACTCGTCGGATGACGTAATTGCCGATCACTTCTGAGCCATATCCATCGGGATTAGCCAGCGGGTAGAACCTGACCATGAGCATCGGCTTACCGGCTCGGCCGGCGGCGCGCATGCGCTCGATCGTGGAAAGGCCACCGAAGTGGTAGGGGAACATGCGGCCTTCGATGACCACGTTGTCTTCGCCCGGACCGGTGAACTGCATCGCAGGATCGCGCGAAAGGCGATCGGCCGATGTCCAGGTGTATTGCGCGTCGCGTTGAATCGTTTCGAAGTTTGGGGTGTCGATGCCCTTCTGCGGCACGTAGAAGAGGATCAGTCCGGTCTCGTCGCTCGCGTTGGGGTCCTGCGAACCAAGACCGAGTAGAACGTCTGCCATCTATGTCCTCGAAAATGTTGGAGTAGGAACCCCGGCCCCGCAGGGCCGAGGTAGTAGTTGTTGCCCCACAGGGCTTAGGTGTATTCCGACGCGGTATCGTGAGTTCGCCACTGCATCGACTCGTCGATCCGGCGCTGCACGAGCGTTGCCAGTGCTTCCGGATCGTGCGAGCTGCCGTTGATGTGGATCGCCACATTGCCAGAGTTCGACCGGATGTCGCCCGCCCCTGCTCCCGGCCTTGCAGCCGTGGGAGAAGGCACGTTCTTGATCATGTCGGTCGGAGACGGCACGTTGGTGATCGGGCTGTCCGGCGTGCCGGCGATGCCCTGATCCAGGAACTGACGGAAGCGGATCGCCTTGTTACGACCGCCCGGGCCGACCCAGTCGGTGAACTCGTTGCCATCCTGCTTGCCAGTCCTCGGGTCTCGGAGATGAAGCCCAGGAATGCCGGTCCGCCTCGATCCGTTGGGATCGGTCGGAAGGCCCTGATCGGTGTAGCCACCGATGACATGACTTCCTGCGAGAGCGCCGTTGGTCAACGAGTCGTACTGCCCGAAAAGCTTCGGGTTGCGCTGCAGCTTCGCGATTGCCGGCTCAAGTTCGCCTCGACGAATTGGCCCGTAAAAGCTGTTCCTGCGACCCCTCTTATCGTGGCTCTGCGTGCCATCAGCGTTGTAGCCGAGCATCTGACGGAGGGTTTTGCCCTCCATATCGGCACGGTTCATGAGGCTCTCGATCGTACCGCCCCGACTTGCTCCTTCGGTCATTTGCATGGCCGCAAGGTGCATTCTAAGGGTCGGATCGTTCTTGATTTCCTCAGCAAACCTCGCTCGACGAGCGGCAAGGAAGGAGTTGCCACTGAGGCCCTTGCCCACGCTCATGTCAGCGATGCCGCCCGGAGCAGCTCCGATGGACGGCACCTTGTTGCCGCCCGTGAGAGCGCCAACACCGCCGTGACGAAGGATGCTGCCGCTACGGCCGACCCCGAAACTCGGGAGAGCCTCGCCCGGCGTGCTCTTGAGCAAGCTGGGGACGCCGCCGATGAGACCGCCACTGAACCCGCCGCCACCGCCTCCAGAGGAGGACAGGCCGCGGCCGGAGCCGCCGCCGAGCGCCGCGTACTGCAGCCCGCCGCTTCCGTTACGGAAAGCAGCAAGCTCGACCTTGCCGGTGAACTTGTTCAGGTTCTCGGCCAGATCGCTGGTTCGCCCTCGACTCGAGAAGTCGGTCGCACCGATTGAGCTGGTCTTCTTGTAGTTCGGGTCCTGAGCCTTCTTCTGCTCTTCAAGGTACTTCTTGATCCACTGCTCGTTCTCGCCGGCATAGCCGTTGCCGAACTGGTACCAGGGCTGGTACTTCTTGCGCGCCGCGTCGATGGTCCCTTGCCCGTATTTCGAGCGCAGTTCCTTCCACTTGGCGGCGCCGTTGTTCAGCTCGTCGTCTTCCTGGTTGGTCGTCATGCCGCCGACAGCGGCAACAGAACCCGGACCGCCGGCATACTTCGCGATGAACTGCAGGACCGGACTGGCCTTGAGCACCGTGAGAATGGCCGCAAGTCCCTCAAAGAAGTGGATGACGGTCACCATCGTCTCGGCAAGCGCGCCGATCGACTTGAGGGCAACAGCCAGCTCTACGAGGTGGCCGGTGAACCTCCCCATCGCTTCCGGATCTGTGCCAGAGAATGCCGCAGCAGCGGAGTGGAACATAGTCGAGAACACGTTCCACAGCTTCACCATTTCGGACACGAAGCCCTTGGTGAACAACCTGACCTTTTCGGCCCAGCCCTTTCCATCGAGATCATTCGCGTCGCCGAACGTGGACTTGAGCATCTCGGTCCAGTTATCGAAACCGAGACCCTGCACAATGCCGTCCGTGAACCCCTCGACGATCGTGGAGATCTTGGACGTGTCGAATTTTCCGAGGTATCCTACGAAGAAGTCCTGGATTTCCCCGAAAGCCTTCTCCAGACCGGCACCGGTCGCTTCCCAGACAAGTGTCATCGCTGCAACCAGCGACTTCCATCGACCAGCGAGCGACTTCAGCTTTTTGTCGTTGATCTCGTCGAGCTTGAGGGCATTCTTGGGATCGCGAATGTCCGCCAGGACCTTGGAGAGGTTGGTGTACTCCTTGACGAAGACAGCCAGCTCATCGCGCCACTCGCGCATACCCAGCAGGTTGAGCGCTTTCTGCGCGTCCTGCGGGTTCATTCGATCGATCTTTCCGAAGATCGCCATCATCGTGTCAGCGGGATTGGCCAATATCTTCCGGGACATGTCGCCCCGGCCGCCCATTCCGAGCATATTTCCCAGCGCGCCGAGATCGTTTGCTCGCTTGCCCTTCGCGTTCTTAGCGCCGGCCAGTTCATTGTACATGAACTGGATTGCACCACCGGCCTTGCCAGACTGCAGACCGGCCGACACGCCGATCGACGTGAAGGCGGAAAGGTCTTCGGCCTTGAAGTTCTTGTTGACCAGGACGCCGGCAGCCTTGCGGTTGGCCGCAATGATTTCGTTCGAGTCGGCAGCCGTGTCGATGTTGGCGATTGCGACTGCGTTGAGGACGCTTTTCAGCTTGGCTGGATCAAGCTTCGACATGTCCTGCGTAAGGGTCGCCACTCGGGTCGCAAACTTGGTCGTCTCGCGCAGGTCGATGTCGAGGCCGGCTCCGGCCTTCATGATCGTATCGGTGACGCCCTGTGCCAGCTCCTTTGGAACACCTGCCTTGATTACCTCGGTGTAGGCATCAATCATCTTGTCCGGAGACAGACCGTACTTGATAGCAGCGGCGTTGCCGTAGGACTGCCGCATCTTGCGGACTTCGTCCTGGCTCATCTCGCCGAACATCCGCAGGTTGGTCTCTGCGGTGTCTGCCTTCATACGGGTCCTGAAGGCACTAACAGCTCCGTAACCCGTTGCACCGGCCGTAGCGGCTGCATAGGGTGCAGCTCGGTTGCCGATACGTGACATGGAGCGAACGCTGTCCATGGCATCGCGACGCATACGGGCAAGATTGGTGAAGTGGCGACGCTGCCTCAGCTGCTCATTCCGCAGGTGCGTGGCTTCGAGGTTGCTGATTTCTTGATTGGTACGCCGCTGGAGGCTGATGCGATCATCAGCTGTCTTGTTGTAGAGATATTTGAATGCAGCCGCGTTCTTGTATTGCAGGTTCAGCTCGTCCTGGGCATCCTTCTGCTTCTTCTTGGATCCCCGTCCGGTCAACTTCATCATCTTCTCGTGCTCCTTCTGGAGCCGAATGATTTCGTTGGTCAGCAGTCCCCAGCTGAGCCCGGCCTTGTCGTTGGCGACGTTGTTCGCCTTGGCCCAGTCCATGTGCTTCTTCGTCAGACCATTGATCGCCTTCCCGGAGGCGTTGATCTTCTTGACGTAGTCTTCCATGGGGATGTCGGTGATGGAGGCTTTCGCCTTCTTACCGAACCGTTCCATCTGCTCTTCGAGGCTCTTGATCTTCGCCAAGAGCTTCACGACGGTCGGGGACAGCCTGTCTTCGCCAGTAAGACGCGCCCTGATGTCGAGATTGTTGTCGGACATTGCCGCTCCCCGGAGTCAAAAAAAAGAGGTGCTCAGGGCTATTTCTGGCCCTGAGCTGCGCGTATCCGCGCTATTTCGTCTGCGTCGCGCTGGTTGAGCGCCATGACGCCTTCAGTGATCGCGATGAAGTCGTCCCATTCGAGCTTCTCCACGTCTTCGAGCGTCCAATGGAAGCGCTCGAAGACAGGGAAGCTATCGATTAGGATTCGTCCGATACGTTCGTCATGAGTTCCAAAAAACCTTCGAACCACTGCTTCATGGGGGCGAAGTCCTCGGAGTCGATCTCGGCGATGATGACGGCATCGACCTCGAACAGGTCGGCCAGCACCTTCTCCATCGCGCCCATGCCATCCTTCTCGACGTTCTTGATGAACGTGCGGATGTCGCGGACCTTCGGCCGGCGAGCCTTGAACTCGTTGTAGGTCGAGCTGCGATACTCGAAGGGGAACTTGAGGGTGAAAACTTTCTTCTCGGTAGCCATTGTGGTTGCACGCCTTGTCTTTGCACAGAAAGAAAAAGGCCCCGCCGGTTAGGGCGAGGCCAGTGGAGTAGTTCGATCTCTCCGGCTACGCCTTAGTAGGTGAAGCCGAGGATCCGCCGAGCGTTCGCGCTCTGGTCCGTTCCGCCGATGACCGTGATCTTGTTGAACACGTCGATTTCGGTGACGGTGACGCCATCGATCTCGTGACGGTAATAGTTGGCGACGAGGTTGACGGTGACGCTCGCCTTCTTGCCGGGCTCAACTTTGCCGGGCTTGATGGCCTTGATCAGCGAGTGCGTCTCGATGATCACGCCCTTCTCCGCACCGCTAGCGGTCAGAAGATAGCCGCGGAAGGTGACGGGGACGTCGAGTGAGCCCGGGCCGTAGCCGAGGTTCTGCCAGATCTGCTCGTCCCAGGTGTGCAGCTCGAAGTCGAACTCGATCTTCTCGATGCCCATGGGGATTTCTGCGGTGCCGTCCATACCACCACCGCGGAACTCTTCCGTCTGGATGTTGATTTCGGGCGGCTGGAAGTTCGGCGCTTCGCCGATCTTGCCGATGTCGTCGATCCAGACCGTGAAGTCCTGGAAAATGTTG